AGTATAAGCATCATTAATACCATAACCTGCCAATGTAGTAGACTTATTTGCTTTACCGTTTAGGTCATTGGTTAACTTCTGTTCAGCTTGTTTAGCTCTATTTACCTCATCTGCAATTTCCTATTTCAGTTTCTTTATTTCTACACTCTAAACAGTATTAGTAAAGTAATTAACCGGTAACCAGTCATTGCCTGTATAACTTTTAATTACATTACCATTAGTATCAGTAGATAAGTCAATCCAATAAGTTACTTCCATAGGATTGGGAGCATAAAAAGATGCTACGAAGTTAGGGTTCTCTTGTTTTATCATAAGTTTTATTAAATTAAAGTTATAAAATATTTAGCAATAGACCCCAATACAATAGATGAAATTCCAATTGCTAAGTCTTTTTTATTCCATTTACCATTATAGTAATGACATCTATCGCTATTCTCTTTAACAAATAGCATTAGCAATGATGCACTACTATTAAGTAATAATGTAGTAGTGAAATATACTACTGCACCAAATATATTATTCTTTATAGAATTCTTCATTATACCACATTTGTAAATTTAATAGTACCTGCAAAGTTAGCTACTTCTTCCATATTTAAGAAGTCTAATTTAACTGCACCAGATACATTATAGGTCTATATCAGGTTCTTGCTGCTTAGAACACATTAAATTATTCTTTACCCAAGATATTTCATATTCAGTAAGAGTACGATTGAATAGTAAAATATCACTATGACAACCAATAAAACTTCTTAAATCATCTTTCCTAATAGTTCCTATAAATAAAGTATCAGTATCTTGTTTATCACCAGGATATATAGTTTGTTCATTATATTTATTTTTAGTTTGATAAACAATAGAATTATCTTTATCTATATTTATATTAGTTGCTGAATAATATGAATATGTATTCCATCTATCTCCTTGTTTATATTCTAAAATAAAAGCACCATTTTGCTCTAACGCTTTAGACATAAATACACCATTATTAACTTTTTCAGCAAACCAAGTTCTATTAGCAATAATAGTATAATCAGTTAGAATAGGTAATCCATAAGCAACAGCATAAGATTTGCCATCATAGCAAAGTTGATTAGGATAATTCGCTATCAATTCAACATCAATTTCAATATCCTTATTTGTTCCGAAATCATAATAAATATTAGTTTCTTCTTTATTATTGAAAATTTCTTCACTAATAATAGGAACATCTATTATACTACCATCATTAATATATACTGAATAAACAGCTGTAGTTATCAAGTTACCATCGGTACTAACTATACTAAATTTAATATCATCTATTTTCTTATTGATATTAAATTTAAGTTTATAAGATTGATTATAATAATTATTTTTTGGAATGCCAATAGTAAAACCAAACCAATTATCGGCTTTCTTTTTAACTATATGAAATTTGTTATAAGATTTTGTACTTATATCTTTATTAATAGTTGAACCATAACCCCAATTCTTAAAATCTTGAGCATAAATACCAACACCACTATTCAACTTACCTTTAAAACCGTATAAATAAGCATCATGTTTATTGCCGCTAAAGTCTTTTAGAATAGAAGTAGGAAGTTGTTCAATAACAACATTAATGCCAGATATTACTTTATTAATACCAAAACCAAAAAACTGATAGACATTATTGGTAAATTTATAAACGCCATCTTTGCTAATATATTGTCTAACACTATTAATATCTTGAACAAATAGTTTAAGTTCTTCACTAACGCCAGTAACTTTAATAACTATATCATTAGTAGAAGTATTAATATTTTCAATTATATTTAAAATATCTGTTTTAGATTCAGTTATAACAATTTTATTAGGAGTTCTATCAATAGTACCTCTATGTTCATAATAATTAAGTCTTGTAAAATCCTCAGCATAACTTTCAATAACATCGAAATTCGTCATACCCTGCTTACAATAAGGAGAATACCAAGCAACTATACTTTCCTTAAACCAATCTGGCTGTTCAGGTTCAGGCGTACCAGGTATATACCATTCACCTAATACTACAGCTCCTATATTGGTATATTGGCTAATGCGTATATGTTTACCTTTGAATAAACCAAAATCAACCTAATTAGTATCCTATACTACATTTAATGTAGGAGTTGAAGTTAAGACTTTGGTTAAATCATTTATAATAAGCTACCCAGTAATATTAGCAGGTTCAATATAGGAATCTCCCTTCTCTATATGATACAACTAAGGAAATACAAAGTATGCCTAAGGATTTATAAATAAAGGCTGATATAGGATTGTTTTCATAGTGCTAGTACTTGTTTACGCAATCTCCCTTCTCTATATGATACATGCACCCAAGAGAAGTTTGATTCATTAATTAACTGATCAAATGGAAGATTATCCTTAATATAGTTGAATAACTTCTCATTCTCTGTCTTACTACCTACAGTAATGTCAGCTGCTTCGCCTAAACAGTTACCTTGTATAGAAACTTTTCCATTTCTTCTAGTAACTAAAGTAGTATTTCTATTGTTTACACACCAAACCCTAGATTTATAGTAAAAGCGATGATAATTATCTTCATTCATTCTACTTTCATCTGTATTTTGAGTTATGTATAAATGAAAGAATTTAGGCATAACATTATAATGTCCACATATATTAACTTCCTTATTAATAAATTCTTTCTTAACGCATCTCATTCCGCATAATATACACATAGCCTGTAGCATATCAATATTATGTTCATCTTTAGAAAATATGGTAATACTAGAATTATTATCTCTGTTGTCAATAGATCCATCAAATTTAGCATAGGTTATAATTAACTATCTTAGGATTTTAGGATCTAACTAAAGAAACCATCTTGGTATTTGCTTCTTAGTTCCTATGATTTCGATAATTTCATTTCCAAAAGTACTATTTATGTAATAATTATATACTCCCGGAGTGCCATTTTTATCGTGTGTTTTACTGTATGATTTAGTATAATACCAGCCTAACTATTTTAAAATATCTTCTAGTTCTTGTTTGTCTCTTTCTTTTTTTAAATTAAAGCCGTATCCGTAACTATTTTCTTTCTTACACAAAAAACCATCAGATATTACAGCCATACAAATTCTAAGGATATCTACATCATATGTATTTTTACAATCTGAAATGCCAGCAGTCTTAAATATTCTTCTTTTATTGTGAACATCTTTGGCTAATTCTATATGAAACTATTCATTATTAGTTTTCAATGAATCAAAATATTGCTGCTCTTTTTCAGAAAAAACTCTATCTGTTTTTCTTTTATATTTGTGAAATGGAGTACGAACTACCATTCTATGTTCATCTGTTACTGCATATTGTACATGTTTATTATTAGCATAATATAATACACCGTCATGATTTCTAATAATAATATCATCTATAGGAACTAATTCAATCATTTGAGTCTCTAAATTCATAGAAAATACTTGATCAAATTTTTGAATAGTATCTATATTTCTCCATCCATTATTTGTCAATACTTCTGTATTTTGATCAAAACAATGTTGAGATGTATTAGAACCACCTACCGCTTTATTTAAAGCCTCACAGCGATACCCAGACGTAATTCGTATGGGCTTTCCGTACCATTCCCTTAAAGGGTCTAAAACAGCCTCTATTAGCTTCTATAGCTTTAATACCCCTTCATCTGAAGGAGTATTGTCTATACCGTTAGCTTTTGCTGTAGATGACTTTGTCATTTCCTCAATTGTAAAATATTTCATTATTTCTATTGTTTACTGTGTAATATAAAATACTGATACTAGATAAAGTTCATGTGTTTGTGGGACAGTTAGTAAATAGTTTCCAGCTTGTGCATTTAAATGTTCATCAGGAAAAATCCATTGTGAATTATTGTTTTTAGAATCACCTTCTGAATAAATCATTCTGAATTCTAAATTTGTTTGTGTAATTACATCTATTGGAGTAGTGTCATAATAAGATTTTGTCCATACATCTTTAGGATTAAGTACTACTGTATCATCATTTATCTGTATAGTTTTAGATGCAATGTTACCATTTATTATTACAATGCTCCTTTTATTTCCCAATGGAAAGTCATATGAGAACTGGGGGGGGGTTGGTAGATTTGCATTAAACTCTGCCTTAGTAAGGCATTCATTAGTAGAATCTACACTTAAGCCCTCAGCACTAGCTTCTGCTTTTGTTACTAATTCGTTTGTTGATTCCATATTATCTATCTTTAAGATGCAGAATAACATTTACAATTATCCGTATCTTTGTGCCGTTCACAGCGGTATGTAATTACCGCTATCCCCGTTTTGCTCGTGAGAGTAGGACGGGATTTTTATATCTTGCCGTAATAGTGGAACCATGCACCCCACTTTCGCTCTTTCAGATAGTTCGGATTGTCTTGGTTGAGTTTGGCTTCCATCTCAAATGCGCTTGCTCGATAGGCGTTATTGTTTACCTTGCCGCCACCTATCTTATCATCCGTAAACAAGTGGTACACGAAGCTCACAAACCATTCTGCCAAATACAGAATGTAATAGAATAGCGGGATAAGGAGCAACCACCATGCACTGACATAGAATGCCAACAATACGGATGGGATAGCCGCTATCTCCATACACTCGAAGAACTGTTTCTGATGTGTCCGTTCATGGCGTATGGTTGTTTCGGGCAACTCTTTCAGCTTCGTAAGGATGAAGCTGAAGAGCATGATTGTTGTGTAGCCGCCAAAGAGGATGAGTTTCGCAAACCAATTCTCATAAAATACTTTTACTCTCATAATCAAATAAGTCAACACTTTGTTATTTTATTAATATTATTGTTTTACGCATTCATTAGAATACAACCCAAACCGAAAATCCCTGTACTATCTGCAATATCAAATACACTATCGCCATTATTAACGACAGAATCAGTTGTTTCTGTAACAAAATTATTGGATATAGACACATTTTGTGTAATAGCTCTTATTGGAGTATTATCTTCATTAAAAAGACTAATAGCAGTAGGTGCTCTAAATGAATACCGTTCGATACATTGTTTTTTTATTTCAGTTCTTACTGAATCTCGATATAAATAAATAGGGATACTACTAAGATTGCAAATAAGAACAGATTGTATATTAATTTCTTCATGTACTAAATCATCTGCAAATGTAATATTATCAACAAGTTGTTTAATATCAAATTCTTTTCCCGCAATCAGCTTATCTCCAGCAAATAGCCCTGAGGTCAATTCTCCTATTTTTAACATAATCATTATCCTTTAATCGGTTACACAATATGCTGTATTGGCATCCTTAGAGCCAATAGCATCGTACTCGGCAGCGGTTTTCTTGGTGATGGTGGTGAGGTTGTCAGATTGAACTAAATTATTAACTATAAACTTATGTCCCTTTGATGCGTTATAACTCATAAATACTCTTGTTGTTACTAAAGCAAAATCATCGCTACCATTATTTTCTGAATAAATAAATATGAAAGATAATTCATAATTTCCATTAGAAGACCTATATACATGATAGTCTCTTATGTACATTTTTTCATTATTTGCTCTATTTATAAGTTCTAATACGTATCCGTTATCTAAAGCATTATCTATAAACTCTTTAAATTTATCTACTGTATTAAATACATAAGTTATAGCTGTTTCAGCATCAGTGTCTTTATAATATGCTGGAGTTCTAAGATAAGGTAAAAATTTGTCATTATTTATCTTATAATATTGTTCACCAGATCCACCTCCACCACTTACTTCTTTGTAAGTACCATTATCAGATAAGTATTTAGTACCATTACCATTGGTAATAATCTTATCTATTTTGCTTTTATCGGAAGGAAGAATAATACCAGCTGTACTATCAGTTGCAGGATTAAATTTTAATAGAATTGAATCTGTATTAATGGGATCTTTAAGATCTTGCTGTCTTAAGCTCAGAGATATATTATTATTCTTATGCGACACCCTTCCCTCAGTAACTACAAGATTAGGCATATCTTCTATTGTCTGTTTCAAAGCATTACCGTCTGTAGCACTAAATTTACCATTAAGAGCAGTTTGTGTAGCATTAGATATAGGCTTATTAGCATCAGAAGTATCATCTACGTTACCTAATCCTACTTGATCTTTAGTAACTTTATGAGGATTAGACTTATTATTAATATGTGTTTCTAAATTAGTCTATACAGCATTAATATCAGATGTAATACCAGCTTGATCTTTTAAACCATCTAATTTAGTTTTATCTGACGATGACATCAAACCTGCTTGAGATGTAGTAGCTGAAGTAATAGTAAGAGTATTTCTACCTGATTGCTATTCATTTTGTTTATAATAAGTAAAATTAAGAACGGCTTCTGTGGCAGATTGATTTACATTTACTGTATCAGTAATTAATTTATTAGGTATTCTATTCAATTTATCTGTAGTAGCTTTACCCTTATCCCCAGGATATGCAGTAGAACTAGTTTCACCTAATGCCAATGATTTAGATATTTCTACATAGTCTGTACCTGACCATCTATAAGTTAAATTAGTATCTTGTACTATATATATCTTACCAGATTCGCCAGTACCAGGTAGATTACTAAATGTATCAACTTCTATTACATCATCTACATAAGACGGTAATTGAGCAGATGGAATAATACCACTTTCATTCAAAGAAGCCAAACCATTTGGAGCACCTTTGCTGTTTATAAACTATTGTACTTTACTATTAAGTTCAGACGTATCTCCTATAAGTATCCAACTACTCTGCTTAGTGTAGTCAGCTCCTGGCTATAATTGATATACTTCTCCAGGTCTATCTTTACAGGAAACTAACATACAGTCATATTTCCATATACCTCCCTATTCATCTGTCCAGGTCTCTGGTTTTACTAGATCTGCATATGAATTAACTAACGATCTAGCTTCGAGAGGGGCATCTTTCTTTACTTCAAGATTACCACTAAAATTAAACGTTCCTCTATCTCTCATAATTAAGCAAATGTTATTTTAAATGAAGATGAACCGTTAGTTCCATCATTACGAGTATATATTTTATATTGTACATCAGTGCCTTGTACATTTATAGTTTCAGTAGTAACAGAGAATCTACTAACACTATAGTCTTCATACTTACCACTAAGTGTATTCAACAGCGTAATCTTAGTTACATTGAACTTAGCTGGTATCTTAAATGCGTGTTTATTGCTTGCTGTTTCAGCTACAAATGTAACATCTAATGTTTTATTAGTAGTCAATGCTAGTTTGGCAAATGCAGCAATATTATCCTTATTGGTATAGTAAGGATATACTCCTGTAACATTCAATGTTTTGGAATTAGAAGGAGTTGAGCTAGTCTTAGTAATAGTATCTTTAGCTACTGATTTATGTTCTTCACTAGTCTTACCTAAGTTACTACATGCATAATATACAGGCATAGAAGCAAATGTAGCATTAGCTGTAGGTCCAGTTATATCTACTTTCACTGTATTAGTACCTTCAATAGCTTTAAATGTTTTACTATCTAAAGTAACCTAAGCAGGATTAGTATTAGCAGTAGCATTCTCTACACTACCATTAGTAGTACGCTTCATAGTATAATTAACTGAATTTAGAGCAGCGTTACTAGCATTAACTGTTATAGTAGTATTAGAAGAATCCTTAGTATTATCATTAGTAGAACTATAACCATAAGTAAATCCGCTGTATGTTCTAGCTGTAGTAGACATAGTAGCAGCAGATAAAGTAGTCTTTCCAATAGTAACAGTAGCGCCTACTTCTACTAAGTTTGTACTACTTAATGTGAATGAAGGAGCTGCAATAGCTGCACTAACTGTACCTTCTTTGAATACAAGATTAGTAGGCCACAATTCTTTAGTAAATAAGGATATAAATAAGTCCTACATACTGGTATCAGGACTGATACTATTAATACCTGCTTTATTAAGTAAGTCAGCTAATGGGCCACCTGCAACAAGTATTTCATCTGTAGTCTTTACTGTTTCAGTAGTATCTGCTACAATAAGCTTATAAGTACCATCATCAGATAAATACTTAGTACCATCTCCATCAATAATTATTCTAGATACTATATCAGCTAATGCCTTTCCTTTACCACCATCATAAGCAGTGCCAGTTGTTTCTCCAAGAAACAGTCTTTCAGACATTACTACCATGTCATTGCCATCCCAAAGATGTATGATATTAGTACGATTATATTCATCTAAACCTACTAGAACATATACTTTAGAATTAAGAGGATCTATTACCTCCCATTTATTGAATTTTCTAATGTATAGTTTCTTATTCTCCTTACAATAGTAAATATCATTCTCTTTAGCTTGATATAGTATAGTATTCATTTCTGATACTGTATCTACAAACTCCTATATCTTTACTAACGATTGTAGGCCTATATCACTATCTGATACATCTCCTATATAGTCTATTAACGAATCAATAGACATTTTACCATTGTGAATGCCATCTTGAAAAGGAATTATTTCTTTACCATTGAGATCTTTCCTTTCGACTAACTAACTTATTCTAATTCCTTTTGTAATCATATTACTTGTCTTCTGTTTTTAATGCATTCATAGCATCTATGATAGCAGGCTTACAGTATTGATTTACAAATTGCATAATAACTTGTACTTCTTCATCTGTATATTCTAGCTCACCTTCAGAATTATATATCTTTAAAGCTAAAGAATGAGCTTTAATACCACTACCTACTTCATAAATTAATTCACCTAATTGTTGTCTAGCATCCAAACAGATCTTATTTGTCTTTTGAATGTCTGTGTATGTTTCTAGTTGCGCAAAATTTATTTTCATAATTAAGTAGATTTACTTCTAAGTATTGCATAATATTTGTTTTGTGAATATACTAATAGAAAATCCATAACATCTCCTACATTCACACTAATCCATTCTATTCTATTACCATTATTATTATATAATATAGGTCTATTAGGATTACTGTCATTATTTCCTCTACCCCATATATTGCATTCTTTTGGATTACTACGTGGATTATAAACAAATGTTACAGGAACAGCCCATTCAAGAGCTTGTATGGCTAACTTTGTTTTTACACTATCAAGATGTGGTAATCCATACCACATACGTCTAACACTACTACCTATAAATATAGCCCTTGAATATTGCTGATACAGTATCTAATTTTCAGAAGGATCTGTAGCATAAATAAATTTATAACCTACCACATCTCCATATAATGATAAACTTCCCGAGCCGTATATTGCCATATTACGAATTAAACTACCAGTAATATCAAAGTACAGACCATCATTTATCTATGCAACACTAAAATCATTAGCATTACTTCTAAAAGAACCAAAGTATGAATAACCTAAAGAATTAGGAGTACCTATTAATGCTTCTCTTTCACCTTCCTTAAACTTTATATAACTAGAGAACAGCTTCATTCCGTTTGTCTCTGTACCACCAAATAGCATACCTGTAATTTCAAGTGACTAAATAGTACCAGATAATGCTTCTATTTCTCCCCTTATGGATGCGTTATTAGCTACCATTCTACCATCTTGTCTAACTAAAAATGGAGCTTTAGATCTATTTTCTTCAGTAGTACCGGCCCATATACGAACAGAATTGTTATCATTACCACCTTCACCAGTAATACCTGCTACTACATGAAAATCATTAGTAGTATTACCAGTTTGATAACCGACTCTTAATGAGTTACCAGTAATAAAGTCTAATTTAGCATTTTTAGCTATAATCAAATCAGTATATATACTAGCTACATTCTAAGCTAATTCTTCCCAATATTCAGCTCCACCAGCAGTACCAGGCTAGTTATCACTAGAAGATAAGTGTTTACCTTGTCCGTGACCTCTATCTATAGTAGAGATACATTTGTATGCCTTATAACCTGTAGAAGTTCCTAAATCTTTAATTAAAGCAATATCTAAGTACCTTAACGGTTGTACTGTTGGAGATACTTCACTTTCATTGCAATATAGTCTACCAGGCCACCATTCAGACCTACGTACTATCAGTCCTTCCCCTGCATCACCTTTAGATACCTGCATTAACCAATCTGGATTACTATCACTAGGTTTAGTATCAGTACCATTTATATTAACGCATAACCATAAGTAACCTAATACACTTACTCTATCATAGTAGTCATAATGAGTATCTGGTTCCCAAGGACCTCTATCATTAGCATATCTTATCTCTTCTCCATTTGGTTTTACTTGAGTAATAGTACCAGTAAAGTATACTGAATTAAGATATGCTGAATATCCTCTCATATCGTAACCAAACATATTGAGATTGTCAAGATTACCAAATTGCATTGCAATATTTTTAGCCTTCTAATCCCAAGTATTCTAGTTTACTAAGTAACGTGTATAAGTACGAGTTGAGTAACAAGATGTTTGGCGATCTACATTAGTTTTATTACCATATGCAACAAAGTTCATTTGAGCACATGGGTGAAATGTCATATTCCAATAATCATCTACTGGTCTAAGCCTATAACCAAATTTCTTATTTTGTGCATCTAGTATGTTAGTAACTTCAAAGTAAACAGTATAGAAACCTGCAAACTTTCTATTACCTCTACCATCATCTTCATCGTGTTCAGCATTTTCATCTGTCTTTTCTGAATGGTATATACCCATACATAAGTCACCCATTGATACAGCTCCGTATTCTCCTTCTTCTAGTTTTAGTGTAATAACACCTGAATATTCATCTGTTTGTTCTACACTTTCTATTACACCTGCACCAGGAGCATTCCATTTATCACCTAATTGAATTTCTACACGGTTATATCTCAATTCAGGTACCTCAAGGAATCTACGTAAAGTAAGACTATCAAATTCAGCATGACCATATCTGTCAATCTTACCACCAAATCCTGTAAGACCTGATGCAAAACCTTCTTGACCAAATATTGCTGATTCTTTAAACCATACTTCGTAAGCAGTAGAATCAGGTTTAATCTTACTTAAGAATACATCATCATATATTTCTGTATTCAAGTTCTTATTAGTCCACTTCTATAATTCACTATCCCATGCTAGTGCATTATCATTACGTAAGTTACTAATAGATACATCTTGTAAGTCAACTAATTTACCAAGTAAGCCAGTTACTACCTTATTAGCAGCAATATTTGACCATCTTTTACCATCATACTAAAGTAAGTCTAATTTAGCAGCATCTACTATATTAGTATCCTTCATCTACTCAATACGATTCTATAGATTAATTTGAGTTTGTAGACTGCCTATATTATTACGTAATTCTTCTATATCAGATGTATTAGCTGATATATTCTCATTAGACTTATCTAAGTCTGTATCTTTAGCATACTATATTAGACTATCTGATATAGTCTTAATAGATGTGGTATTTTTCTGTACTTGTTCTTCTAATGGAGTCATTTTTCACAAATTAAAAGTTCGTCATAGAATGTTTTTATACCTAAATCTACTCCTAAACTTTGTTCTAGCAGTATTGCTTTATCATCAGTTTCTGAAGTATCCTTCCACATTTCATCCAAAGGATGTACTAACTTGCTTATCAATGCTCTAAGACAATCTATTTGTTCATCTGTAAACTTTAAATCACTTTCTAATAGACGAGCAATATGATTAGCACAAACCCATTTACGTATACAAGGTATACCTTGATTAGAGTTGTACTTAACTTTTAAGTTATACTCTTTACCTATTCTATATATATCATCTATTAGCATAATGAACAAACTCCGTTTCTACAAGTTTTATTACAAGCAAAGCAATCGTGGTTATTGTAGAATGTAGTTTTAGTATCTAAACATATATTTAGCATTCTAGCTATATCTGTATAATACTGTACTGCATCGTCTATTAAGTTATTATTGATAGCGTAACTTAACAGATCTTGTTTCAATAAAAACAATATCATTCTATCTATTTGCTGATCATCTAAACAAGTACTACAGTTCTTACATAGTAATTCTACTTCTTTATAATATATATCAGCTTGATTGAAAAAGAATTGACTTGAATTATCTATAGTAGCAATAAACGCACTCATACACATATTTTCTAATTTATTAGAATCTATTACTATAGATAATCTCTATTCGTCAATCTTTACATCAGAGCTATAGTCTGTACCTAATACTAATAATTTATATGAATGCTTATCAGGATTTACTGAACTCCTGTTAGAATAGTTATTCAGTGTGTCTATATATAAATACAAATTTGAATCTACTGAATCAGGTATCTTTGTATCTAATTCTACTACTATGTTGTGTTTTACTATTGTTATACCAGTTATCTTCATATTAATACTTTTAAATAAAAAAAGGCTACAGGGCTATTTAGCCCCATAGCCCTTGTCAGCACACTGAAACACTGTTTTTATTATGCTACAGTTTCACCTTTGATAAATGACTGAATACCTTTATCAACGATAGAATCAACCATACTAGGACAGTATACTTCCGTAGTCAACGGAGTAGTCTTAATATATTGGTTGTCATTACTCAGATACAGGTTATCATTTTCAATTACTGCATAGTCATAAGAAGCACCTTCTACTACTTTGCGAGCCTGTTCTACTTCAGGATATGCACCAGTAAACACATGACCTTTATAGCCCATGTAGCGTACTTCTGCATCACGAACTTGCTTCCAGAAACCTTTACCAGGATTACCTGGAGTCTTAGCAATAGTAGCACCAGATACTGCTTCCGGCTGATTAGCAAGCAATGCACCAGGAACAGTATGATACAGAGATACTTCCATATCTACTACAGAGTATTCATTCAGAGAATAAACACCTTCATTATCATCTTTAACCATAGCAGTCAAAGTGAGAACAGCAGCATCATTCTCAGCCTGAATACGACGATTCTTGTGAGCATTAATTTTCTTTACAAAAGCTTCCGCTAATTTCTGTGCTTCATTTGATTCAGCATATACTTCATAAGTATGAGTAAATTGGAAGTTATTAGCTTCAATATCTTTATACAATACACGAAGTACATATCTGTGACCAGCTACAATAGTAGCATTAGTCAAAGTAATAACTACTTTATCTTGAATAGGTTCTACATGCTGACCGATTACGGCAGATGGTTTAGAACTCTTCTGAATCTCATTAGAGAATTCAATATTAGCTTTCTAAGCAACATTACCATCAGGCATAGTAACATTGATCTTTTCGCCTGCAACACCTACATAGAGTGAGCTAGCCTTAGCGGCTTCTGCTGCTGTTTTAAGGATAGCTTTATTCTGATCAAACAAAGCTACTTCACCAGCATTCAAAGCATCTACAGTAGTATAGCTAGCAGGACATTCCTTACCGATAAGAACGGTGTGAACTGAAGTTATCATATAATGTAATTGTTATTTTAAATTAGACATATTAAGCGCTTCTGTCTATTTTCGCTTACTTTCTACTTTCCTAACTTGTTTAAAAGTTTAATTTCCACGTCAATAAGCGCTTTCGGTTAATGTTATTCCATTGAATTTACTTCGTTAGAATATACATTATAATTTGGTAAAGTAGCTAATATTAACTATACTGCTAATTTAACTATTTCCATATGAGTATGAACAGGTAAGTCTATATACTCATCGGTAGGATTAGCTTTAAGGTCTACTTTACTTGGTTTCTTTAAATACTCAATAGTATATTCAGCTACCTTATAATTACCATCAGTATATAAAGTAATAGTATTATCCTACATGAGTTTGATAGGTTTAGCTTTAGTATACTTTAGATGATACTCTGATAATGAATTCTCTTTGATTCTGTCTACAGTTTCAATAGTACCTTCTATAGTATCACTATACTTAACTTTATAGTTACCTTCAGAATCTTTCTCCCAACAATCATTAGTAATACCATCTGCAGGAGCTATACCTGCCGTATCACCCAATAGTATTACATAATCGTCAGGTAAGGTAACTGTATAGGTTTCTTGATTAACCTTAGTAATGCCAATATCTTTATAAGTGTGCTTTGTAACCAAAGTACGTAAATCATCAGTACGTTTCTAGTCCTACTCGAAGCCTCTTTGTTTGAAATTGATACCTGAATATCTAGTCTTCCAGAACTTATCGACAGCTTCATTAATAAATGATAATATAGTATCAGATGGTAGTTTATTATCAATAGCTAATGTAGGACTAATCAGCTATAGTCTTCTTTCTACCTCTATTTGCATTTCACGTGGACTCATTATTCATTCAAGCTATCAAGTTGTACTTTAGTCTGTGTTCTCTGAGATTCTATAGTCTCTAGTGCTATTTCTACAGCTCTATCAATTACTTCATTTAATATGTAATCAGGAACCTCAGTGATATCTTTATTGTAGTCTGTATAGCTTATATTCTGAGGATACTTAATATAAGTAATATCAGCAGTATAAGTATCAGCAGACATACGTATAGGATCTATATATATCTTCAGTGTATTATCTTCTAATACTGCTACAGGGGTTTCTATCCAAGGCATATTATTATATGTCTATAAGAATCCTTTAGCCTTTTCATGATCTATAAGTGTACATATAGCAACTTCATCATTGAAGTGTAATACACAATCTACATAGAACATTCTCTTAAGTTCTTGATTGTCTTTAAAGAAATTAGATAGAGTAAGAACATTAGAGCTAGAGTATGGATATACTAAAGGTTGTGCAGTATCTGTCTTAATTAACTTCTATAAATCAGCAATACGCTTAACGGCACCTTCGAATCCTACTTTCATAGTATTGTTACCGGTGTACTTATTACATATTACTTCTATATAAGCCTAATTAAGAAACAAATCTATTTCTTCAGGAAGGAATGCAGGGCAGCCACCAAAAGCAACTGCCTCTGAATTCTTATCCATGAGAACTTTAAATGCCTTATGTAAATCAGATATTTTCATTATTTAGATTTAATTTCTCCCATAATGGCAAGCTTAATGTCTTGATTCTTCTTATTATTCAAATAAGCAATTACATCGTCTATACCATTACCAATCAGATCTGTACCAAAGAAGTATTGAGTTCTATTCTTACGAATAATATTCTTAGCAATAGCTTCTTCAATAACAAAAGTAATTTCTTTATTTGGGTTATCCACCCATCTCATTATAAACTTATCAGGTGCAGCTTCAATCTGTTCACTAAGCTTAGCTTCAACCATTTCATTAGACAATGTATCAGATTTGATACCATATAGTCTAAGACACTTACGCATATCTTCAATAGACATCTTATCCATTTCTCTATATGCTTCACGTTTGATTTTGTTAATCTTATTAACTTCTTTAGCTTCGCTATCTTTATTAATAATGACATAATCAGTAGAAGATGTAACATTATTCAACCCATCTGCTACTCTCTTATGCTTTTTCAAAAACAAATATTTAAGCTCATCTTCAGGTCTGTCTGTATTCAGAATTAGATCTTTCCTACCAATTTTAATAGCAAATGTATCCCAAAATTTGCTGCCAGGTGAAAGCTATCCTTCTGCATAACCAATTTCTTTTTCTAATCTGGCTGCATCTTCAGCATTTAAGCCAGTATATAAATTACCAGAACGTGTCCAGTATGAACTGATATAGTCATAACATGTAGACCATTTAGTAATACCAGTCCAAGGGTTTGTTTTAATTATTCTAACGATTACTTCCATAATTAATTAATTAGATTGTTCAGTTAGTTCTTCTTTGTATTTCCAGATATATTTAGCATTATTCCAAGCTCGTTTGTTGTTAGGATCTACAGGATTTTGTAGTTGTCTTTGAATGCTTCTTCTATCACATTTCATTTCTCTACTAGCACTAATTATAGATTCATATTCTCCAAGTAAATTCCCATCCTTATCGTATAGACAAATAGATTTTGCTTTTTTCATGCCATTTTCTCTAGTAACCTGTAACTGCTTTTCTGTTGCTTTTCTATTTTTTCTAGATTCTAAATCGGCTTTTCTACAAGCTTCAGATATAGTGGGTTTCCAATCTGGATCTTTAGCGAATAAACTAGCAGGAACTGTTTTGGGAATTTCAGGATAATCTTCTTTATATACCCATATATAAGGGTTTACTTTAGATCCTGTTATATTTCTTTGTTTTAAAGCGTTTGATAACGTAGTTACATGAACGCCAGTTCTTCTTGATGCTTCGTTTACTCCAGAGTACTCTGCAATAAACTCTCCGTCTTTAGTGTATTGTAAAACAGGTTTTTTTCTAGTAGATCCAATTTGTCCCGATTTCCAATAAGCTTCTCTAGCTTCAGTTACTATTTTACCAGCTTCTGATAATTTAATTCTAGTAGCTTCTGTAACTTCTCTACCAATAGCTTTTTGACGAATTTTTTCTTTAGTTTCCTCAGATACTACTTTACCAAAAGTTCCATCTCCTCCTTCTGTCATGTTGTATCCAAATTCATCTTGAAGACTATTATATTCGGAAATATATTGTTGTTCTTTTTTAGTTAGTTCTTCCCAGCTATTTGCAAAATCTATAAGCTCTACTGAGAAGTTTTCTTTGCCATACTTACGTATAGCTCTATGAAGTTTGAAAGGACAGTCGTGCTCGGCACTATAGATATGCTCTTTCCACCGAGCACTTATTCCTTTACTTGTAATTCCAATATATACTTTATTGTTTACCTTATTTGTTATTTTATAAACATCATATGATCGTAACATAATAATTATGTTTGGTTATATCTATATAACGCTAAACTTACCGCAAGGTTACCAATAAATGTATAAAAAAGTTAGAATTAGTCTTCAGCTTCCATGATTAGTTCTCCACACGCACGCGGGTCCCTTAACATTATTCCCATTTCTCCAAGGAAGAATACAGTGTAACCATCCTTACCATTAGATCTCAGCGTATTCTTGGAGTTAGCATAACCAGACGGAGCTACAGCACCACCAGTATACCAAGTTACGAATTCACGATCTTTACGAACTACTTTAACAATGTTAGCTTCACCATCACGACGGCCCAGATCAAGGAATGTCATACGATATGATTCCAGAGGTTTCAGAGTAACCGGATGCAACTGACGATTATAAGTAGTATCATCATACAACGGGAAGTACTTCAAAGTAAGCTCAATACCATTAGTCATCTGATAAGTCTTGAACTGACCACCAAACTTCAGGTTATCACCAGAACCAGTTACAAATACAGTATCCATAAGGTTCATAGTAGCTACTTTTTCCTTCAAAATACGGTCAAATTCACGCATACCCATTTCACCAGTCAAAGCAACAAACTTACGTTCGTTAGTACCAAGTACATTATAAGACAGGTCAAACAAGAAATCTTCCAGCAACTCAGCTGTCAATCTAGTATACATACGCTTGTTAGACGGAGCAATCTGTTCCAGCAAACCAGCACCAATAAATACCGGACGACCATTAGTACCCTTCAAGTTACAAGAACCATCCTTATTTACATTAGATTTCATGTAAACAAGCATACGTTCACATCTCTTATACCACTCACGCAAAGCTAGCCATTCCTGATAGTCAGCCCACAAATAAGATTTCTTACCAGTCTTAGGATCTTGCAATGCAATAGCCATTACTGTAGAGTAAGCAGAACCTGTAATATCGTAGTTAATACGAATAGTAGTCAGGTAGTTACTCATCTTAAAGTGAGTACTATAGTTCAGGATATCACCTTCTTCACTGTATTCCTCAACGGCAGAAGCAAGACGAGATACTTGAGAACCAGCTTTCAAATATTTAGCAGGTATATATGAAGTAGGATTACCATCTGCAATAAAGCAAGTATAAACCCACAAATTACCATCCTGATACGGAGCACCAGCAACACGCAACTGATAATCTTTGTTATCCAGTTCAAGAACTGCTGTAGGACCAAACCAGTTTTCTTCTAACCACAGATAAATAGGAGTATTACCTAAACCAGCTGTAGTATTGTCATTGATAGCAGCACCATTCCATTTAGCATCTCTAATGGTAATAGCTCTATCTGTATCAATCATTACATTCCACTCCCAGCTCGGCTGATCAATAGTCATTACATTACCAAGACCGCCAGTCAGCATGTCAAGGGAAGTATTGTAACCATTATCTTTAGTTCCAAATACATAAGATAACACGGTAGCAACCTGATACGGATTCTATTGCGAAGCTGCTGAAATCTTGTTAGTATCAATCAGGTCAGAAAAACGCTTACCTTTGTACAGAACCAAGTTATTAAGAATATTATTATCCATAAAATATTAGTAAATTATAATTTAGTTGTTATTTAATCTACACGCAATTGTCGTGCAAAAGAATCCCACATAGACTCAGTGCTAGTGTTATCCTGTCTTCTAGTCTTTCTACTTACTCCTGTTTTACTTAAGCTATTTTTAAATTTATTAATAGCTGCAGTAGAGCCTTCACTCTTTGCTGCCTTTAGTAAAGTATCACCCTTCATAGTAAAGTAGGCAGACTCGAGTAAGTTTTTCACGCTTTTGGAATAGTCTTTCTGATACTGAGTCTTTCCATCAGCTGTGGGTTTGAATATATATTCTAATAATGCCTATTTATCTTTTTGAGGTATTTTAATTCCACGAATATTATCCATGCCCTTTATTTCTGTCACAACGGAGTTAAAATACTCCTGTTGACGCTTTTTAAGCTCGTTAGCACTCTTTTCTTGCTGTTCTAATAGCTGTTGTTTCTTCTACTCTCTAATGTCTCTAAGAGCTTCTAATGCATCTGTAGCTTCATCTTCAAGTAAACCAGCATCTTCATATTTAGTAAGCTTCTTATCTATTTGCTTACCACTAAACCCTTTTTCTTTAAGGAATTCCTTAATAACTAATTTCTGATTTACTTCATTATCTTCAATCTCAAAATCTTCCAAATCTAGCTCTCCATCAATTTGGAAATAATCCTTCAAATTACCACCATTTTTAACAAACTTATCCAGTGCTTCTACTTCTTCACTAGCGTACTGTGGTACTGAATTCTCTTCAATTACCTCTTGGAAGTACTCTACTAGTTCTTCAGGAGTTTGAGGTATTTCTTCATCCTCATCTAATTCCCAACCCATTTTATCTGATAAAGCTTCAAAGAATGTAGCTACTGCATTATCCTCAGTATCATCATCTGCCTGATTATCTGTATCAATTACAGTATCATCATCTACTTTATCATTCTTGTTATCTTTATCATCCTTAGAAGAATCATCATCAGGATCCTATTTATTGTCTTTGTCTTCTTTTTTATCCTGTTTAGCATCCTTATCATCATTAGAGCTACCTTTACCTTTTTTAGTAAGAGCTTCTAATTCCTCTTCTGTTAATTCTTCACTTGCTCCATCTATAATATCGCTATCATTAATAGATGTATTGTTATTTACTACACTACCTGGCATGAATTCTTCAAATACTTCAAAGCCGTTCAATGTGTTATTATCCATAATTATATATAATTAGATTGTTATTCTTAATATTCTAAAATACTTTTACAAAAATATTTCAATTGCTCTATAGTTAAATCACTTTTCATTTGATTTACTGCCATACATACTATAGGTAATAAAAGTAAGCATCGTGACCATCTCCTACTCTATTTGTTAAATCTTTTGTCATTTGATAGAACATGTTATTACCAGCATCAGCGTTTGTTCTTCCTGATTTTAATAAGTCTGTAAAATGGCTTAATTCATGTTCAGCAGTATTTGGTATATAGTTATTTTCCGGAGTTCTTCTATAAATAAATCTTCCATCCGCAGTTCTCTACATAGATCCTGCTTTAGTTAAATCATCCATTAATTGAACGTTAGGCAATAAACTAGGATCCATATTATAAGCTATAAACATATCTGCATATGGAATAGAATAATCATCTCCAAACTATTTCTTTACCTCATTAGCTCTATTCATATAACTAGGATCTTCCATTACCCTCTCGATAATACGATACTATTCGTTAGCGTAATTAGACTTAGCCTAATCTAGTTTTTCTAATTGGGAGAATTTAGCATCAAGTAATGACTAAGTATTCTTATTTACAGTAGGAATTTGCTTAATTGCTTTCTTAGCTTTCTATAATCCACTAGGTATAATAGGAAGTATACCTAATGCAGCTAAACCAGCTCCAGTCCAATCTTTTTCTGTAACAGCATTATACACATCTCTAGCAGATAATGCATCTCCTATAGGAGTTATATTAGCGGCATCTTCTAAATCAAGTACAGGTTTAAGTCCTTGTTCTTTTGGTCTACCGTCAGGAGTTCTACCTAATTTAGCATTAACAGCTTTAGTAAAGTTATCATCTGGATTACCTACTTCACCTCCTTTTGCATAATTATATGCGAAAGTATTAGTTAGATCTGATATATCCTGAGTAGTAAGATCTTTCCATTGATCAGGAATTGCAGCACCTTTATCTATCATTTCCTATATATCATCAGAACTAAGCTATCTATTAGGATCAATATAGTAATTACCAGCATCATCCTTTAAAGTCTAATTCTTACCTCTAAAATCCCAAGTCTGTGCATGTTTTTCATTAGCTTGATTTATATAGTCTGAATATTGTGGATCATTACTAGGTATACTTATATTTGGAGTAGAATCTAAAATAGCTGGGTTATTGTCTCCTACTATATGACCTATACCTTCATGCCATGTGTTTCTAGGAGCTCCATAATATGAATACATACTTGGTACTGCAAATCCTTTAGTGCCTTTAGCGTTAATAGCTTGTAATTGTGATTTAATATTCTGTTCTGTTGGAGTATAACCTTGTGAAATTAGATTATCTTTCATAGCTTCTGTAGGATTCTTCCAAGTAGCTTTATCTATATCTGAAAGTATTTTATCTAACTTACCGTCTCCTAATTGAGAACTATACTTTGGATTTTTAGCTCTTTCTTTATACCAATTAGTAGCAAATTCTTTCTAATAAGTATTTTGATTCTATAACATCACGTCATAGTCTAGTTTACCTTCTATAGTTGATTCTTTTCGTATGTCTTTCAATGATTTACGAGTTACTTCTCCACCATTTTCAAAAGACTGTACTTTCCAATCCCAATAGCCTTTACCGGGGTTATTCTCCCGGTAAGACTTTAGGTTTTGCATTCTCTATTTAAATGCTTGTTTATCCATGATTACTTATCATTTACCGCCTTTACCTTTTTTACCACCGGATTTCTTTCCGCCTTTTCCACATGCCATAATTTATTCCTCCTTATTTTTTATTTTTATAACTGCCTATTTTTACATATTTAAACCATGAATAGTGCTTGCGCTCTTTACAATAGTTTAAGTTTTTATCATTATTGTGAGCTTCCTCTTCAAAGCTAACGTCATGATATTTATCGCTTTGTTTATTCCATTTACAGGACAACATTATACATAGGTATTCTATACCATACCATAAGTAAAAAGGAATCCAAAGCATTTCCTACATCTGTTTTAGATGTATCTTTTCATGGTTGTATTCATCCGCTGTTACAATAGCATCATTTCTCTGAAATATAATACCAAAGAAATTCATTAATTTATAACCTTTAAACGGTATGAATTTATTCTTAATTATCTTCATATTACCTCTCCCCTACTACTTTGTTTGCTCTAGCTGTCTTTGCCTTCAATTGCTCTCTCTTGTAAGCTTCTTTATCTTTCTACTTCTGTAATTCCATTTCTTGCTTCATTTTCTGCTTTTCAAGTTCAATCTTCTTATTCTCAATTTCACGTTTCATTTCCATTTCACGCTTCTTATTATTGAACTCAAATTGTTTAGAAGCAATATCAGAATTTACCTTTTGTTGTTCAATAGCTTGCTTACCTATTTCAATTACATCAGGTACTCCCGATCCATCTTGATCCATATTCTCAGCACCTCTATAAGCATTTAATTGAGCAACAGTTATCTTAGTAGCATTATTAGAATCAATCTCATATTTTTTAAGATCCATTTCAGCTTCCTTAAGCATAAGTTCTTCTTCTTTAATTTCATTCTGAATTTGAGCCATTTGCTGTTCACGTTCTGCTTGAGCTTGTTCCATAGCTTGTTGCTGTTCCATTCTCTTTTGCTCTATTTCTTCTAATTTACTTCTAATCATAGTGACATTATCCATAGTAATAATCTCAGCTATATCAAGTAAACTAGCCCCATTTTGCATAGCAGGTTGCATTAAGTTCTTAAGAGCTTCTATTTGTTGTTGGTTCTTAGTAGTATCTTCTACAAATATATCCATGTCTTCATAGAAGAAATCATCCGATAAAGTTAAAAATGCTCTAGTAGCGTCATCTAATACATACTGTATACTGGTCTTATTGTCTTTCCAAGCATGTTTAGCTGTATCTAATAGCATAGTTAAACACTCTTTTTTTACCTAATTATGAACCCAAAACCAAGGTTCAGTAATATGAGCAGACTATACTACAGATCTTTCTACATTACCTACTAATTCATTAGATGAAATAGAACCTTCTCTTTGTTTACTTACTCCAGATATTTCAGATAACATAGATTCTATCTTATCCATTAGATTAATGTACTGATCTATAGTATTAGCCATAGTAAGATCAAGCGCTGATATCTAATTGAACTGACTCGGCTTACCGCCTTCTCTACCTGGTATATCCCAACCTTCTTCATAAGGATTTACAAAGTTAACTCCAAGGGCTGATAAATAATGCATCCACTTAGCTACATCTATATTCATAGACTTAGGTATCTAAGTAATATCCATAGTAACTACTTTACCTTTATCTCTAGCCATAGCTAATTCAAGACGATACCATAGTACAATATACATATATTGTAGTGGTTTCATCATACTAACAAGGCTACGCGGTCTACTATTAGTATTATTATATATTACTCCAGTATAAGGTAATCTTTGAGCATTTGGATTATCGGCAGATATATGCTAATACTCAACAGGTTGTATACCAACATATAAGTCCTGTCCTATTCTATATCCTTCCCATACTTCTATAATCCATTTCCATTCAACATCAAGTTCATTACCTGTTTCTTTGTAGGTTTCATCTACTTGATATTCTTCTGGCATACCTGTTTCAGGATTGATTATATTAACAAAACCTATCTTCTTTAAAGACTTCCAACAACAATGCCATACATGTATATTATCAGCTTCTTCAAAAGGATTGGAACTGAAGCCATTTATGCTGTGAGTTTTAATATGAGGATAGTCTAAAGATGTTTTTCTTACTTCTGGAGTTACACCACCCTTAGAGCGATCGTCCATCATATCTAGTAGCTCATTTAATTGCTTTTCAGACATCTTATCATACAATCTGTCATATACTTCAGTAAGAGACATAATCATCTCATAACAGCACCATTGGGCTTCATGTATAAACTCTAAGTCAGAAGTATCTGAATCATAGTCAAAGTATATTGGATTGATACGCTGCAAACATGGTTCCCCATTTACTATACCAACATAGTATATTTCTTCTCCTCCTATTAGCGCATCTTTCCATCCTTTAAAGAATTCATGAGTAATATTTAACTTATTCTTTAAATAATTAAGACTGTGATATGCAGTTATTTCCGCAATGTCTTTATAGTCTTTACTGAGATACTTTTGTATCTATTCTGGAGTCATTATTTCTCCAGACTGTAATGCTTCTTGATATCTAGCTTGTTCTTCAGGACCTAGTTTACTCATGATTGTTGCTTGAATATAGTCAATAATCATTTGTTTAGCTTTGTCCTATATTTCACTAGTAGCTATATCACTAGTATGTACTACTCTGAAGTTAAATGGTCTTTTAGTTTCTTCTCCTAAAAGTAAATCAATCTTTGGCTTTATTATATTATAGTCTTGAGCCATAGCTGGAAATCCATCCTATTGTTTGAACGGATTAGTAACATACTTAAGATCTTTCTCGCTGTATATACTATTATAAAGATCATAGTAAGTCTACATTTCCTCTTTGCGGCTTCTATTATTACCATCTCTAGAACTACCCTGACTATGTCCCGCTATGTAGTCTACGCAGGCTTCTTTCCAGTCTTGAGTCTTCTTAGACATAGGTAGTCTCTATAAGGGAAATTGATTAATATTTCTCATAATTAAAACATATATGCTTCTATATTATCAGCTGCTTCGTCGTCACGAAACCACTGTTGAGTAAATATAGGGCCATCAAATAATACCCTATTTCTATTCTCTTTTTTTACTTCTTTTACTTTAACATTATATAGCTGTTCTCTATATACCATTACTTGTAATAACGCCATTTCACGGTCAGTATTAACATTATCGTTTGCACTTATTAGCTCTTCTAATAGCGGTTCTGACATTATCTTGTAAGCATTCTTCACACCATCTGCCCCACTGTCGTTTAGCCAATCCTTAATTAAACCTTGTCCCCATTGTTTAATTTGTTTATTCATATGGCAACCTTTCTTCCTATTTACCTTAGAATTACTTACGACTTGATCTAATATATCTGGCTAATCCGCTAACAGGTAGTCGCAATGCTTATTAGCAAAGTACACGTAAATACCTTTGTTCTAGTTTTCAAACATTAGTCTAGCATTGTAGTAAATAAGCAATTTACGAACATTTTCATAGAACTCTTCTGCTGACTTAGGTCTACCGGTATACTCTGCTACAATCATATCTGAATATGCTTCTATATTTTGTACTCTTTTGTATATAAAACAAGAACCTAATGAAGTAGTACTAGACTCGTCAAAATCATAAGGGTCACAATTATGGGTGGTTATATTCCTGCACAAGAACGTGTGTGTATCACATTCAAAGTTATATACTATACCAGTATAGTAAGACTTTTCTATTTCTCTAATTTTAAAGTATATATACTTTAGATCTTTACTAAAGAAACATCCGTCATTGGGTCTTCTACGTAACTATACTTCTTGTATTTTCTCCAACTTATGGTCGTAATTTGTGTAAAATGATTTGAATATTACCGAATCGTGCTGAGCCATTCTCAGTTGATAACAAGACTTTACTTTGCACTTTTTATTACATATAGTATGTGTTTTACTTCCTCTTAATTTAGATATATTAGATATAATACCTAATGAAAATAAAATATCTTGTACATCCTCAAGTAAACCTAAATTCACACTAACAAACCCAGTAACAGAGTATTTACCTTGTTTGTATACACAACCATCAGAATCTAAATATCCTTGTAACAAAGCTTTCTTTAATTCAGGAGATATTCTCTTAGCCCACTCTGGAATGTACTTCCCGTAAGAATACTTACCAAAATGCTTAGTAAGAAACTGGTTTAGTTGTTTAAAATATATTGTAAATTCCACAGTATTACCTCTTTCTCTATAGTAAAAACTTCTATTAAATAAGACTTTTAACTCCTAGAATCTACTTATATATTCAGTTTCTTTTCTATTAAATATTACAGATACATCGTGTTTCCCAGAGCACCAACCATCCCCAAGCCACAGACCTATGAACCACCAAAACTCTTTATTGTTTAAAGGATTGTTAATTCTTCTATCTATTCTGTGGCCACTATCGTCCCATAATGTCAGTATGTTGAAATCATTTTCCTTAAGATATACATTGGGATATTTTATCCAATCACCTTCATTTACTTCTTTCATTCTCTTAAATGAGAAGTTAAATTTGGTATCATTAATTCTACCTTTACTGTCAACTGCTTGTTTAGATACATATAAAGGATGTTCTTGAGTAAACGTAGTGGTTGAAATACTATGGGATACTCTTACTTTATATATAGGTTCTAGATATTTCTAATATCTTTGTAAATTAATTATCTTAACGTATTGCCCGTCTTTAGATACTAATTTATCATTAAAATCTACAGTTTCAACTGATTTATAGCCTTTATCTGTCAATACTCTTTCTCCTGGAGTAAGACAACCACCTATATATAAACCAGTACTGGCTTCTTTGTTAGGATGTTCCCATATTACTATAGATCCAGTTGGATCTTCTCCTTGTTTTAGCGGATAATGTGTAATATCACCAGTCTTTTTGATTACCCATTTAATAGTACCATCTGGTTGCTATACCAAATCTCCTATCTATTTATGATTCTATAGCTTCTTATTAGTTCTAAGTAACGATAATTGTTCCTATAATTCTTTTTTAGGATATATATTACCGTTAAATTCTAGCATAGCCTCAGCAGGAGTAATAGGTCTTTCTGCAACATAACGGTCTATTGCTGCATTACTTGTAGCATTTTCTATTACTTTTTGTCTCTCAGCTAATATATACTCTATGGCTGGTTTATATAGCGTATTTCCGTCTTTATCCATATAAAGACGAGTTCCGTGTTCATCACGTATATCCATATTAGTATATTGAGGAACAAAAAAACCACATTTAGTACTAGTTGCAGCTTCGTCCCAAATGTTGTCAAACTCTAAACAGTTATATCCTTTAGGGTTATAAAACATGTCTTTTAGTGTGGCAAACTTTGAATCTTCATCTCCTCCTGTACCCCAAATAATCATTGGAGCAAAAGCTACACCATCTACTTCTACAGAAGGTCTAGCAATCTGCCATGCCGCACCTAGTTCACTCATACTACCCCCTTCTTCAAACATGATAAGATTAGCTCTTTTACCACGAATAGAACTAGGATTATCTTTCAGAGTAACACCAGTAATTTCTGATTTATAACCCATTTCTATTTGATTTCCATACTCATCTTTAATATAGAAACCGGCTCTTTTACGCATCTAAGTATTAACAGATCTCTTCTTACCCCATGCGGTATTCTTATCTATAAAGTCCATATAGTCCCATGCTTTAGTAAGAATACCGTCTTCCGTTAAATACTACTTGTTGGCTGCATATACAAACGTCTTACTATTTGGAATAAGATAATAATTACGGCACGCCATAGAACCTCCCTTAAAACTATATCCGCGGCGTCTAGATTTTAATACACAGAGATGTTTACCCTATTCTTCAGCCTCTTGTACTGCACTAAAATAATAATAATCATAGTCCCAAAAGTCAGGGAAGTTTACTTCATTTATTCGCTTATTATAGGTAGTTCCATCTGCTCTAGTAAACGTTTTGTTTGTTATTCTCTGTATAGGGCAATAGTTTAAATAAAAGTAGTTATATCCGCTGATAAAGTCTCCATCATCAGCAGTATAACCTTCAATACATCTTCTTCTTTCCTCGTCCCAATATTTAAAGTATTCTGAAGTAGATTCCGGGTATTGACAATACTAACCCGTTTCCATAAACTTAATGGCCGCCTAACGAAATTTATTACTATTTACTATCTTTTTATTAAAGTCTACCATATTTGTTTTAAAAAAAGGGGCGCGTTTCACAACGAACCCCTTCCCAACTTATTGATTTTTAAATATTAAAAATATGATGTTGCGGACCCACGACTCGAACGGGAACTTATGATTATGAGTCATACGAGATGCCTTTTCTCCAATCCGCAGTACACAGGTTTATACGTGACACCTGTCTAACACGCTGGCTTACGATCCAGTCCTTCATTAGCTGTATTTACTATTGATCAGATAGTAAGTGACTTAGGAAGTTACGTTGCTCCTCAAAAGCTTCAATATTTTAAGTAGTTTACCAGTACGGATCGCACTTCTGCGCCCAAATCCTTTAGTATTTAATGTGCAGTTTGAATATACTACATTACAGTTTTTCCGATAAACTACTAAATATTTTAATTGGTCCTCCCGCCCGGTTCTGCTCCAGGTCCTCAACTTTTAGAGAGTTGTGTGCTATGCATCTCATACACTACAGGAGAGTATACGTAGATATGTTTTAATTGCCTCTACGTATGGCAAATGTATTTAGAACCAGCTAAATAGTCTTTTATACCAAGGTTTCTTAGCTACTACTTTACATAATACAGCGTCTACTTCTTTAATTTGTTTCCAGAAATCTACTGCGTCTTTAGTAAGATCAAGAGTAATAATCAATTTTGTTCTCATAATTTATTCAATTTACTGTTAAAACGTATTGTTTAATTTAGGTTATAAATTAATGTATTATCTTACCAATTCATAAGGATTAACCTTAGCATCACCTTTAACTTTACCCATAGCTACTTCTTCAGACTTAACCATATTCTCTAAAGTATCAATACTTTTAAGTACATTACCTACTGATGTCATACCAGCCAATAAGTCTTTAATTTTCTTTTCATCTAAAGTATCGTCAAGGGATTCCTTATAATACTTACTAATACTGTCTAGCTTAAGTCTCATGTTATCAAGCATCTCCAATGTACGAGTATGGCAGAATGCCTTATAGTCGTTCTCACAGCCAGTTTCTTCAGCAGTAAGTTGGTAGTTTTCATCACCAAATATTTCCTTTTTCAATTTGGATTCTCTAGTATCAGCTTCCATACTTTGAACATAAGGACTATTCCATTTATTCATAAGCACAATATAACTGATTACTTTTGTAGCATGTTCTTTATCTGGCTTATCAGTATCCCATACTCTTTTAAAGCATGGGATACCTAAAGCATCAGAATGAATAACTACTTTTCCTCCAATTATATCAAATAGTTTCATTAACTTCTATTTTCTTAGTTAAGCTTTTAAACCATCTGCTAATATCGTCTTTAGCTACTAAATCAGTGCATACTACTACTTTACTATCATAACCTGTACCATTCCAGTTAACAAAGTGTAGTATTAGATCTCCTTTATTGTAGTCTACTACTTCAGTATCAGTAACTACTTGACCTGGCCATTCAGCAAAGAATGCGCATCTAATATCAAAGTCATCAGGAGTAATCTTAAGAGAATTAGTTTCTATATCATATAGAAACTTGTTTCCATATTTATCTATTAATAATTTATCCATATTTTAGTAATTATCCGACGCATTCACAAGCTGGTTCACAACTATCACATATTTTTTTCTCACTAATTCTGTTTCTCTCTTTTTCAAGATACTCCTTCTTACGTTCGTAATAATTGCTCAAATCATTATTATTAATAATAATGATTTCTCCTTTTCCTCCGCCTCCAATACGATACATGAGTAAAACAACACCACCTTTTTTTACTTCATATTCTTCACCTTCTCTTACAATAATGCCGTCTTCTTCAATAAACCATATACGATCTATATCATAGCTATGATCTATATGATCTACGTCTAATTTATCAGTATCTAGTTTTATTAGAGTATTTCTTTTAGAAATAATATATTTATTCATAATGTCTAATTTTTAATCAATTCTATAACCTAAATAATATTCTTTACTCAGTCTATATAATATACTTTCAGCCAACTACTTTGGTATATTAGGATTTACATAATCAGGATTAGTCTTGTACTTTTGTAGTATCTTCTGAAACTACGCTATCTCCTTTTCCAGACTCCGAGTTGTTATATTGCTGCGTATATTTTTCATATAATTTATCACATAGGTAGTCTATCTGATCTGCTCTATCAAGTGTAGCTCCTTTGTTAGTATTATCTATAATCATATCTGTTACTGCATCTAACATGTCTCCACTAAACTGATCATACATAAGTTCTCCAGATAGTATCAATTCTTCTACTTTACCAAATAGCTTCTTCATTTTCTTTGTGAACATAGAACTGTTTGTACTACCTTTTTCTACGTTCCACATTGCTATACTTTCTTCCTTTGTCATTGTTTATTAAATTTAATTACGCTGCTACTAATGCAACTTGCTGCCCACCCAAGTAAGTAAGCATAGCACTCATTTCTACTGAAAACATCTGCTGATAGCCCAAGGCTATCAAATATATAGTCTGTAACATGTGTTGCTTCGTGTGGTATAGTATTTGATAATTCTTTATCATCTAATCCAAATATAACTACTAATACACCAGCTTTTCCAGTATTTTTGTGTATTACAGGCATTGTTACAGCATTGATAGTACCAGATTCATATTCTTCTATTAATCCACAATAAGCGCTAGGATTTTCTTTATTGAAATCAGTTATATCACAAAATATAAATATGTCATCTAGATCTTCAATATTATCGGTAACCCAAAGTAATCTAGGATAAATTACAGGATCATATTTATTAATCTTTCTTTTCATACTGTTTCTTTAACTTAATTTTACCTAAATATGTGAATCTGATAGCTTTATCTTCCATATTTGTAATAGCTTCATTAGCAAATCTAAATGGGCTATTGCATATTACCTCAATAACATGATACGGTAGATTATATCTATTACTTAATTTAGTATATATACTTGGTTGATTTTTCATTGAAATTTATTTTCCTGTAATACTTACATTCATCTAAAGTAATAGAGCTACTTATAGTATTTGGTCTAATTACATTAATAATGTCAGCTATATCTAGCCAGTTATTAGAATAACGTAAACTACCTGTTATAACGGCTAATTTATTTGCTTCTAACTTACTATACTTACGTATAGGTTCGTATATAGCAGTATCATTATCAAAATTACCATTAATACTTAAGAGTTCTGTTTTTTGAGTAATAAGAGTAAATTTATTATAAGGAAGATTCTTTCTTGAGATATTATACCAAATCTTCTTAAGTAAGCTATAATCTTTCCAAACTATAATAGATCCAGGCTCAAGCATTGTTGATTGTATTTTCATCTTTATTCAATCTTAAAATTATAGTTATTTGTACTCTATCACCGATTACTTCTGGTATTAAAGCCTTATTAACTGTTACTTCATCCTCAATTTTACCTTTTACAAGTATACCAGAATTCTTAAATTTAGTAATATATCTACTTAAGTTATCTGGAGTAATACCAAGGTTTTTTCTGATATACTTTCTATTCTCAGTACTAATTACATTCTTACTGATATTGGGGAGTTTAGGAGTATTTACATCTATTTGTATAAATGTAGATAATAGTTCTAACTCCCTATCAGTAAGTTTAAGGATACCATTAAGGCTTCTTAGAAATTCATTATATAAATCGGTTTTAGATACTCCTTTAACCAATTTATTCATTTTCTAGTCTAGCTTTAACGTTATCTGCAAATTTAATTAAATTGTAAAGTACTGTTTCGGATTCTACTTTAACGCAGGGTTGTAATTCTCCTTTTTCAAATTTTTCCTGGTTTTCTTTAAGATTCTGCTTATATTCTTTGATCTTCTCTTCTAAGAACTCTATAGTATCTTTAACAGTATCAGATGTAGAATCTACTTCTACCATAATCTCTTTCTCTACTAATTCTTCAGCAGTATTGGTATCTATCATTGCTGATCTAAACTTATCACCACAGTATACATCAAGAGTATATGCGTTCAATTCTTCATTATAAGAAAGAAGATCACCTTTCTTAAAGAATCCGTCTTCTTTTACTACTTTTAAATTTTTCATACTTTTACTTTTAATAGCTATTGTTGTTCTACTAAACCTAAAACGGTTATGTTAAAAATTTGTTAATACTTTTTAACATTTGTTAACATTTAAGGTATATATAAAGAAAAACCCTAGCCAAAGCCAGGGTTTATCTGTAATATTTATAATAAAAATTTCATGTATGTATAAATATTGATTATTTACAAATCGCTATCACGTCATAGGTTTTGACTAATTGACTGTTTTTGAATAGATCGAAGTCTTTAGCAAATTTCTTATTATATACTACCTTATCTCCGATATTTAATTCATCTTCTTTATATGAAGATGGTAATGCTAAAACAATACCAGTAGCCCATTCAGATTCTACTTCCTTTGTTTCTGTCTTTGTTTCATACTTATTATATCCCTCTTCATCCTTCTCTCCTGTAGGAATTTGCTCTGTAATTTCCTTAGTAACCATAATAGGATCTAAAGGCTTCACCAATGCATCCTTTAAGAAGGTATAATTAAGTTTCTCTAAAACTGTTTCTAATACTTTATCTTCGTTCATATTCTTTAACTTAGTTTAATACTATAACGTAAAGTATAGTCATAGGTTCTTATTTTATTGCTTTATTTTAAGTATATTACCGCCATTAGAAGTACAGTAAGTAACTGCTTTAACTGGACAAGTTAACTGACTTTGAAAATAACATCCATCACACTTACCTCCTTTAGATGGTTCTACTATAAACTGCTTACCATTTATATCTACAGGTAGCTTATTCTTTATTATCTTTGCTAATTCTGGATCATTTATTGTCATTTACTTTTCCCTTTCCATGCTTATCTAAGTAAAGCATAGCTATTGCATTCCAAGCTACAGCAGCTAAATGATTTACTTTAGTTTCTTCATCAATCTTATTTCCCTTTTCATACTCAAGTAAGTGTCTTAACATAGCTGCTTTATAACGTTGATAACCGTTTTCTAAGCCTTGCCAGTTATTATCTCCATACTTAATAGAACCAGCTGTATAAAGCTTTACTATGTCTTCAATTTCTTCTAATGGTAGTAGATCCCATCTTAATTTGCCATCTTGAAAGTCATTCTTCTTTCCTGATTCAATCATAATATTACTTTCTTTAGTATATAACCTTGAGTACAGTAACCAGTAATTCTAGAAGGGCAGCTTCTATCATATAGACTACAACCTTCACACATACCTTTATGCAATTCAGGTACTAACTGATAAGGTTTATTACCATGATATATTATCTTTCCAGAGTAGGCTTTATCAACTTTAATTTCTTTATTCATATGTATTATCTCAAGTAAAGTAGTAAATTAATTTATCTAGAGTAAGAGCAGTTATGTATAGCTTACTTATGATATAGAACTTATTAGTCTGTATTAGTAGCCTAACCCCTCTTACTCCCCTATAAACGTCTAATATGCTATTTATGTTACCTTTTCTTTAACATTTATTAACATTATTTATGATTATTTAACGCTATAGTGTTAATACTTTTTAACATTTATTAACAATTCTTTTAGCTCATTAGCTAACTTCTGTGCATCAGGATGAGCTGCTTTACTACATCTAAGTTCAAAGAAATTTTCCCAATCACTTTCAAAACCTGTCATTACTAGTTCTGTTTTAGTAGCATTAGGTAGTACTACTCTTGCTTCTTGAGGTTTATAACCCATATCAAGCAATGATTTATAATAGTCTTCGCATTTCTGTAATATTTCGCAGAAATATCTTTCTCCAGATTCTATAATAGAACTGTTATAATTCCACCAAGAAGGCATAATAAAGGTAATTTCATTATTAAATTTATCTTTAGAGTAGTTACAATATCTTTGAGACTCCTGTGCAAAGCTAAATACTCTATGTCTTACAAACTCATGGCTTACTCCTCTATCACATATAAATTTAGCTGTAATACGTTTCTCATGATGTTCTGTAGGCTCTACTTGGTACTGTAAATCATCTAATCTATTATTCTCTACTATAACACGCATATTAGTAGTTATATAATAGAAATAATCATCTTCATTTACTTTAGAGTACTTATTTCTAATATAGAATATAGGATCTCCAATGTTCATAGCTGTCTTAGCAATAGTAAGATAAATAGTACCGTGTTCTAGTATAGCTCCATGTCCTAACTTGATCATGCGGTCTACGAACTCTTTAGCACTATCTTCTGTTATATTATTCTCACTCTTATAACAAGTTCTTCCTGCTAACTCTATCATCTTATAAGGATCTTTCTCCTCAATTATCTGTACACTAGATTCTATTAATTTCATATTAGTTAAATTTTATCTTCTATTATTTCTACTGGTATCATATATACGTGCCCTTCATACTCTGGCAGACCTTGTTGTACCACGTAATACTGTTCATCTACTTTTACTATTTCAGACCATCCATCATCTGTAGGTCCTATGTAAACAGATCTCTTATATAACTCCATAGACTTACTAAAAGGAATAGTATTACCTATTATTTTATACTCAACATTCATACTATTATAACGCATTGATTAATAATAATTACAAAAATTTAACAAATTTTATAAAAAATTTAGAGGTATAAATGCCCGTGTGTGGACTACCAACAAACAAATCCCCCACCCCTGTTAGAAATCGGGAAGTCCCCGGTAGGTCTGTTATGTTTACTTATGAAAATGCAACAGAATACAAATCAGCTACCACTGTCAATCATTGGATTATTAACTAAATCTTACTTATTATGTTATCTGATTGTTTATTTACTCCATCTGATTCAGATGAAGATTATGCTGATGCATGGTTCAATTGGGATTAATATAAGGGCTGTAATAGCCCTTATTTGTTTGATTATTAACTAAAACTTTATAAATATGCTTAACAATATCAAATTGTATATTGGCTATTGGCTTATTATGTTGTCTTTCTATCCTTATAGGAAGGTATTTGCACATGATTGGATTACTCTTAAAGAGTCATTCAAAGTAATATCGCATCCTGAGGATTATGACAATGAGACTGTTACATCAAGCTACACAATGTTCACATGTACTAATATGGAATTACGTAGGAAAGTAGAACTATTTAAACGCTACGGATTGTGAATGCATGCAACTACATAGTACACAGTACTCAGTATTAACACAAAGGCTGCGCACAGGAAGCAAATCAGGCACAGCTGCCAGCCATTGGGGGAAGCGAGAAGGAATTCATAGTGTTTGCCATTGTTTGAGTGATGATATATCACTCACCCACATTCTTCCACTTCTCCCATTTTCAATGTATTACCTCATCAAGTAATATATAGCTATAATTTACAAATCACCAAAAACCTAAGCACTGTACAGGTTAAGTGCATCATGTCATGGCACGTTATAAATTAATCGAACCGTTAATCAAAACAGTTGAAGCAGGCAAGCAAAATGCAGGCACTAAATATGTAGTTGCTAAGCTTCAGAATGTAATGTGTATTTGGGAAGAACCACAAACATTTACTTGTTTCATTCAACCCATTGTAAACATGCTTACCCCATTGTTGTCAATTCAACATGGAGGAGCAGCACAAACAGACCAACCAATTCCTGAAGAATTACAGTATGTAACAGGATGTTGGATTGACTGGTGTCCACCACAGAAGTTCTACAAACAACATCTGTCAGACCATCCAGCTCAACCTGCAACAGCAAATCGACCAGCAAGAGAAGCAATCAAAGCTGGTTCGCTCGTAACGAAAGGTGGAAAACCTATTCTTTACACTACACTACGAATATTCTGTCAATATTATATTGACGAATTCGGAGAAAAACAATGGATACGTGGAGGTTCTCCTGAAGAAGTAGGGCAAAGAGCATTTGGCGCTTATTGTGTACCAGCTGAAGAAGATAAAGCTCCTCAGCATGTACCAACTACTCCAGAACCTGAAATAATTGGGGGTCAAGTAGTACAACCAGCTCCAGCTCCTACAGCTCAAGGTCAACAACCAACCTTCACGCAAGCACCACAAGGAGGTCAACCATTACCTTATTAACGCAGAGACCGACAACGTGTTACCGCTAACAGACCGGGAATAAGAATAGTCTGTCTTCTTTAATGCTACCGTAGACAGTGGCAAGTCTGTTTAAGTAACTGTCAGTTATGTAAAATGCGAGGTACTTGACAGTCTGACACTAACTGAACAATAAGTGTCAATACTTTAGTAATCTAACTATTATATCAACACAATGATATATGAAAACTCGTGTATGATGTATATCTCCCTAATTGGGGCGTTACGACGTTCTAGAAACGTAGTATGAAGGCGCAGAGGTGTTAGAACTAAAGTATTTAATAGAGTAAGAGAAAATGAGGTCTTATATCAGACAGCTCTTAGCATAGCTTATAGTGGTGTTTTCCATAACTATATTAATGCGCTTACTCTATTATTTTTTCTATGCATTAACTAACAAATAAATCAATTATATGGAAACAAAAGTATTTTGTATTTATATCCTTTTAGGTATACTATTTGGCATTATAGATTTAATCTATCATTATAATGAATGTAAAGAGATAACCTTAAGAGATATATTACTATACCCATTTTTTATAATTATCTGGCCAATTCCTACGTTTTTGTTATTAATAGAAAGTGCTGGAAATATTAAAATATTAAAAAAGAAATAATATCAAACTATGAAAGAAATAACTTGTATTTAACAGTATGTAATAGATAATCTTATCAACAATAAGACACTATCTATAGAAAATCTAATAAATGCTATAGCTAAAACATGTTCAACAGAACAGTTTGACAACATGTTATCTATTCTTATCAAAGAACATACTTCTTGTACAAATAAAGATAAGGTAGACTTTGTAAAAATGAGTATATTTATATCTAAAGAAGTCAGTAATGAAACTAAAATACAAATAATGAAAATACTAAGAGAACAATTTGATGTTATTAGTCTTAGTCTTAGAATAGGAGAATATAATATATTTCCTAAAGTTATTACAAAAGAAGAAGCAAATATCGTTGCCAAAAAACTAGAACCTTATAATGTAATTTGTACATATAAAAAAGTCAATTAATAAGTTAATGCAGTAGAAATACTGCACTCTTTAAGGTGAGAATCCTTGACAAGCATGTGGGGCTTATATCCTTAGCTGTCCACTTAACTCGTGCTGTAGTTAAGAGAGGCAACCAGCAAGGTATTAGTGCAGACTTTAAAATCATGCAGTATAACAACCTTCCGTATACTAATGCAATAGTGAACTTCTGAATCATGTTATACTTATTAGTCCTAAGCGTAGGATAGTCCTCAACTTATTATGTTCCGTTAGCTTAATATGGATTTGTAGAATACTAAGAGTAGTATTACTAGTATATTTATATGTGAATATAGGTATACTAGTTGCACTCATAAGGCAGCCTTCACGTGGCGAGTGTGTTAAGTAATAGGTTAAATAAATCTTCCAGTTTGTACCTATGAAAACTAACGCCTTACTTTTTATTAACAATTTAATCAATAAATTATGGTAGAAACAATAGCAACACTAATTACTGTATTTTGTGGTATATTCTCAATGATAATAACAGCTTGTACTATACGAGCACCGTACTCAAAAACAGTAGCCAACGTACTTAAAACATTACTTATAATAAGCATTATTAGCGGAGTAACAGCATTCATCTCAATAATAATAAGATTGTTAATAATTCATTAACTAAATGCTCAGATGGCGAAATTGGTAGACGCTTCAGACTTAAACTCTGATGATTATTACAATCGTGCGGGTTCGATTCCCGCTCTGAGTACATTCATTAACTTAAAAACAATAATTATGAGAGCAAAGAAATCAATTCGTGCATGGGTAGCTAGAGATAGTAGTGGTAGACTATTTCTATATAGAAACAAACCAAGAAAGAGTACTGATGAATGGTTAAGTTCTTCAGTTCATGTATGCGGTATGCCGTCAGATGCATTTCCTAGTATAAAATGGGAAGATGATGAACCTACTAGAGTATATATTAGAATAGCATAATATGACAATCAAAAGAAGTTATTCAAATAGTATACTCACAAGTATCAGTGAATTTTTGATTATACTAATTATAATATTAATAGTAACAGTATCAATAAGTAAATATTGTGCAGACTATGATTATTATAATTATGTAGAACTCAAAGCACAATATAAAAACTATATTGTGACTAATAAGTACGTACGGAACTCAAACACTTATGTGTTAGAACTCATGAATCCTTTTAGTAAAAAGACTAAAGAGGTATATGTTAGAGATTATATATACTATAATACTTATTTTGTAGGAGATACTATAAAATGAAGAAAGTTAGAGCACACTATGAAGGTAAGTATTATTACTTAGGTAGAGCTAAGAACTTAGAAGAAGAACTCAATTTAAAAAGAGATTTTCTAAGACAAATAGCTAATATGCCTAAAGAAGATATAGAATCATTTCGTAAAAGGTTTGTAATTAAAAACAAAACAGTAAAATTCATAAGAAATGTTTGAACAAGTAAAAGACTACAAAAGTGCTTGTAAAGTATTAGGTATTAAACCTATTGACAAGCGTAGGAAGTTAGAAGAACATGTACTAGTATACATACAGTTAAGTACTATTACTCAAGCAATTAACTTTATTGCCAATGGTAATAAACCATGGATACCAGAGTACAAACAAAATAAACCAATTAAAACATGGCACAGTTGGTGGTATATTGGTTGGGACAAGATTAAAGATGGTTCTCGTGCGGGCTTCTTCCTTCTACATTCTCACTTTGGTCTTGGTCATGCCATTGGTAGTGTGGGTACTCATCTACGATTCATTAGTAAAGATGCCGCAGAATATGCAGCTAAAACATTTAAACCATTATATATGAAACATATATTTGGTATAGAATAAATTCTCATATTATTAACTATTAAAACATTTATCAAGAAATGGAAAATGAATTACCAAACTCTTCAAGAGGAAGAGGTTCAGCAGTAGCCTGGAGTTTAGCAGCAGTATTAATCCTATTAGGAATGCTTGTTGCAAGTGCACTAACTTTTATCTGTCATGATAAGGTTAGCAATCTCATCAATCCTGAAAAGGATAATGTAGAACAAGTTTGTGTTGACACAGTTTATGCTGAAGCTGTACCTACAATACAGGAAGTTCTTCAGTTTCGAGAAGATACAAAACGTTACATGCACATAGACAGTGTATTTCTTACAATGCCAGACGTTGTCTTAATAGATATACTAAGGCAACATGGAACTTCATTGTCTAACAGTGACATTGTGACTATATATGAATCGAACAGAAGTACTTATAATAAAGTAATGAGCGGAGCTAGAAGTCAACACTATAAAGACTCATTAGATAAATTGTCTAACACTTATGACAATACTAAAGATACTACTTTCGTAAAGAGAGAATAAAGTAACTAAATCATCTTTAATGGTAGTATCTTTAAGTATACTCAGTCTGTGAAGATAGAGTATACATCTTCAGAAGATGACAAACCTGTGGGGCGTAAGTAAATGCATATCGTATATTATTCCCTTGAATACGGCAATAGCGGGTAATATCCGAGATACTCGTATTTGTATTTATAATCGTGCAGACGTTAAAATCAGGTACTCCAATAAGGAAAGTTTGACAGCAATCCTGCTTATGAGTTAAAACTATAGCGAGAGTCATAGAAACAAAGTGTTGTTATCTTATTATTAACAAATGTAATTAGAATAGATACTATTTATTCTAAGAAAGAACGAAAACAAAGTTGATACTAACTTAAAAACAAATCCAGAGTGTCCTGGTCGTCGTCAATAATATTAACAATTTAAAACATTAAGTAATATGAAAAAGAAATTAGCAAAGGAGGGACCTAATGCCTCGTATTAAAGTAGAAGAAGGTCGTAAACTTACTGAAATAAAATTCGGTACAGACCATTATCTAGCAAATTTGCTTGCTTGTACTAAAATATTAGGTATACCCTTAAGTAAAGCAAGAACTCTGTGTAAATCTCATCCAGATATGAATATTAAGGTAGATCCACCACTACCCATTATCAGTAAATTACCTACTGATACTATTCATACTGAATTAGATGAATACACAATAACAGTTAAAATAACTATTAATTAACTATCAAAGTAAAATGAAAGCAATTATTATCACCTTCCATGGAGAGGCTCCTGAGAAGAATTACGATGAAATCGTAAGAAGAATGGCTGAAGTAGTGTTCAATAATACAAGTGCAAAGATTGAAGATATCTCTGCTGCTGTATTAGATGATAAAGAAGTATCTGAGGCTTTATTACAGAAAGTAATAACTCCTGTAGCAAATACTAACAAAGCTTCTATATCAACTACTGTAAAGGCTGTAAGTGAACTTTGTAGCAATATCATCAATGAAATTGGAACTCCATCATTGATGAGTGAAGAAGTATTCCGTAAGGAATTACTGAAATATCTTCTTAACAAAGAAGACCAGGCTACAACTAGAGTATTACGTATTATTATCAATACTCCAGAAAGTTCAGCTTCTAAGGTAAAAGTAGTGCTACACAACTACGGTTTATCAAAGCTTCCAGAGATAATCAAAGGTTTTGATTCTATTCTTAAACTGTACTAGTTATGGCAAGAACAGAAAGAGAATACGAAAATCAGCAGAAAGACTTCAAAAAGAAGCCTAAGCACAAGAAAATGGAGCCTTACAATCGAAAGAAGTCATGGAAGTAAATGAAGATGAACAATTAATACATGAACTAAATATGAAAACTTTATCTTTTGCTGAACAATTAGCTAAGCAAATGACTAAAGCAGCATCATTATTTCAAAATGTTATAAATGATTGCCCTACACTCGATAATAAAATCAACTGTAGCGAATGTACTCATAAGTGTAAACTCAGAATGCAACTTGAACAGTCCAAGGAGGATATTCCGCCAGAGTATCCGCCCGCTGTTATATATTACTAATTTAAATTGTTAGTATGGTGGATTTCAGTCAACCTAGAACTATTTATAACCAGAGCCCTAATGGAAGTTTAGCTGTTGCTAAACAGCTATTCAAGAGTACAATGGACTATACAACGGTCAACCAAGCAAAATGCTTAGGTCAGAAGAAGGATATGGGTTACTTACGAATAAGATATACAAATAAGTAAGATAGTTCTTTTTTTAATCTTAAAATTATTAAAATACAATGGGTAGGTCAACTGGTCCTTTAGTTAAAGTAAATACTACAGAGGATATTCAAGAAAGAATTAGAGCTGTAGCATACTTTGGAAAACTCACAACTGAAGCAGCAAAATATTGGTGTGAGAAACAAAAGTACAGACCTATAGAAATCTGTCCTACAAATATCACTGTAGCAGTATATGAAGCTAGAGAAAGATATTTTAAAAAATGTAATTTCATAGAAATTATTTCGTGATTAATAACTATAGTATCAAACATCTAAAATTTTATCAAAATGGCAGAAGAAAACAAATTGAACATCTTTGATGTAAACAACGAGAGTGATGACATTCAAGAGTCTATCTCTAATGCAAACAAAGTAACCGATGACGTAGTAAAGAAAGCGGCTGAAAAGATTGCCGAGCGCCGTAAGGAAAAACTTACGAACGAACTCATCGACGTGGTTCAAAAGTGTGAATACACTGAGAAATCCGCAGCATTGCAGTTACGCCGTAGTAACCGCGTGAACCAGAGAATGAAGACCTATATGAAGGATTTGCACAATCTTGCAGAAGAAGTGAAGAGTGGTAAGAAGCCAGTTACGGCCTGGAATGATGAAGCTCCGGCACTGAAGAAGCAGTTTGACAAGGACCTCATTGATATTGACAAAGATATCGACAAGTCTCAAAACGAGCTTGACGAAATCTTTCCCAATTCCTGGTCTTATCGCTGGAATAGTTTGATTCCCCGCCGTAACGGTTAATCAGACTAAAAAACTAAAATAAAAGAGATTCCAAACTTGAGTATCTTTGTATCTAAACAAGTTTAGTGTTTATGGAGGAATATCTATAGCGCCCTATGGGCCGAGAGCATATTGGACGGCACAAAGACCTGAATTAACAGGTCATACTACGTATCTTTGTATCATTAGTGTGGAATTATTGTGTACTACTGATCATATGTCTGAGATCGCGACAATAAGATTGTCCTGTATTAGTAATAATACCGAACTGCTTTAGTCGAGATATCAAATCAGACTGAATAATGTGTATCTTGTATCATATATGTTTCGTCATATATCATTATTCGAGTATCATCAAGATCAGTAATGAAGAGAACTAATCATTCTCAAGACCATAGGATATGTAGCTTTGGTCGGCTACATATCCACTAATAAGATTAATTATAAAAATAGCAGGAGTATTGTATAACATAACGAAGGCCTACCTGTAGAGAGTGCTGTGAACAGTGTTAAATAATAAAGCTGGAAGGATGGCTTAATTCTGCACGCGAGTTATACTTTAATTAATCTTATAAACTAATTGACTGTTAGGTCTATTGAATCGCCGTTGGGACGTGGCTATCGTAAGCCACTAGCTCCACTACAAATGCAAGAAAGTTTCGTTTGGATTAAACCCTTGCAACCTGAATATTAGGTATGAATCCTTGCTCCAGGGGCTAACAGGTTTTGACCGCGGAATAGAGGAAATAGAATAGGTCAATAAGCAGATAACTGGCAATACAAGTTATGTAACAGATTACACTCGCTTAGTAGCGTAAGTAATCAACGGCTAAGCTAATGTCGTAGAAAGCTGGAGTAAGTAAGCTTTGCATGGCAGTGAAGCCTTAGATATTACTAAGAGATAAGGTGTTCGAGTCACCTACTTACTACAAATTAAATTAAGTTTAATCAATAAATATTAATTTGAAATGGGATTAATAAAATTTATCAGAGAAAAACTTCCTGAACCTTTAGACAAGGCTAGTAAGGAATTAAGAATGAAAGAAAAACTGGTACAACGTATCAACTCTGTAGTACCTCAGTGTTACAAGAATAAGTATCACTATAAAGAAGGTATTTCAAAAGTAAAGAACATATATTTCTTTTGGGAAACTAGAGGTACTGAAATCATTCATCTTATAGATGCAAGTGATTTAACTACTAAAGACGAAGAGAAATTTCGTGAACTTGAAACAAAAGCAAGAAACTATCAACAACAATGCGTATAAGATACTTTGCATGGTTTGACTCTAAAGCCGAACGTACTGAATTTATCAGTCTACTTAATAAATCTCGCTCAGAATCTGAAGCGATTAGTAAACTTCTTGATAAATATCCAGACTTAAGTATGTCTGCAATATCAGGAGTAGTAAGTAACTTTCAAAAGGAAATAAATAAAAAGTCATGAAACTAAATCATCCTGGAATCTATCGTATTATTGGAGAACATTTTGAATTGTTAGCCAATATAGTTGGAGAAGTACCATGTTTGAGAATTACTTCTGCATTACTTATGAATGACCTTGTTCAAAGAGGTAAATTTACAGTGTTATCTGAGGATTCAATTGAAATACAAACTGTATGTAATAATCCCGATGCATTCTTGTTCTTCGAGTATGATTACTCAGAAGTATGCCCATTACCACCTTATAGACAATCTATTCGTGGTACAAAAATGCCAGATATCAGCAATGATATGATGAAAGCATTTACAGAGCGCTATATAAGTGACATGTCTATAAATGGCAGAGGAATTGAAGCTACAAAAGCTTATATTCTAAGTGTAACAGACTGGAGCTTAGCGCAAATAAATGTATTATTACTTAGAATAGCTAATAGTACGCGTCGTCATGGTCGTAAATAGTATTACTGTTTATACTTATCTGAATAAATGTCCAATAAGATATAATCAGATAAATTGGAGACCTAGCTGGTATGTATTTCTAAGAATATATAACAGAGAAATAAAAGATACAGAATTTCACACATTTTTCAGAAAACAAACATTAGCTAAAGTATTAGCATGGTATGATACTCAGATACTACAACAAATTGGCATAGCTTCTAAGACTACTCTAGAGGTAAGAATTAGAATTGTCTGTGGTATGGTAAATCAATTACCGGTTGAGGTTCTTACACATGATCTGAAAATTGAGTTTATGGAATGTATTTGGGATACTTTCCGTAAATTATACAGTGAATGGAATGAATGGTATTGTAAGTATATATTACAGTTACCATTTTAGGGTTATAGTCATTGGGTTGACTATAACCCACACTAAAGCCCGTAATTATGACAGATGAAGAAAGACAACAGCTTTTCGATCTGATCAAACAGGCGAAGGAAGGCAAACAGAGTGCCTTTACAAAGCTTTATGAAAAGTATAATCGAATTATTTACAGTACAATATACCGTATTGTAAATAACAAAGATGCAGCAGATGATTTATTATCTGTTACTTTTACTAAAGCTTTTTCTAAGCTAGACAGTTATATTAACAATATCTCATTTGAGATGTGGTTAAAGACTATAGCTATAAATAGTAGTATTGATTATATTAGACGTACTAAAAAGGAGAATGCAAACTATTGGCTGGATGATGACACTAGTACTGTTCAATTGAGAAGTTCGGCCGACTACTCACCTGAAGATAACTATATCTTCAATGAAACAGATGCCAGATTAACAAATGCCTTCAATAGACTTCGTTATAAGTACCGATATATACTCGAACTACGTACTGTTCAGAATATGTCTTACAAACAGATTTCTGAACAATTGGGTCTCTCAGAGAGCCAAGTAAAATCTCAGCTTAATAAAGCTAGAGAGAAATTAAAACAATTGTTAAACTAAAAATTTACAAACATGTCAGCAATTTGGATTATTGTGCTACTATTAGTAGCATTTGTCTTTGCGAGAGGATTTCGCAGTGACAAGATGTGGTGGATTTATATCTCCTGCATCGTAGCTGGCTTGTTAGTAGGTATGTTGAGTAAGGAAGTAATCGTGCGTTCAGGGATGAACAAACAAGATGCTTCCATTACTCAGCTAATCAACACCGTTGATGACTATAGTTCTGCATGCACACAAAGCTTAGTGTGTACAGTGACAGAAGGTACTACCAATTGCCTATCTGGGGTTGTGAGTAACATGTCAGAACTTAAAGTAAAGTTATCAGATGCATTGATTAGTAATATCTATACTAACGGGCGTGACTCACCAGCAATAGAGGATGATAGTTGACCTCTTTAAATATTCTATCGACTGAAAGTAAAAAATTATTATTAACCACCAAAAAATTTATCAAGAATTATGGCACAAAAAGAAATGTCTAAGGCTGAAAGAAAGGCAGCGTTGAAAGCAGCTAAAGCAGCTGCAAAAGCAGAAGCAAAAGAAAATAACAAGAATACTCAGCAGACAGCTGAGAAAGTTGAAACAAAGGAGAACAAGAAAGAGGAAAAGAAGCCTCAAGTAGCTGCACAGACAGTAACCAACAAAGACCAGAAAGGAGAGACGAAAGAACAGAAGGAACAGAAGAAAGAGCAGAAGTCCGGCACCCAAAAGCAGAAGAAAGACAAAACTCCTACTATCATTCCTGAAGAAGTTACAGAAGACAAACCGAAAGTATCTCCTGAGGAAAAAGCTCTCAAGCGCGCAACATCACTTGTAGGTGGAATAACCGGCGCAGGTATTCCTGTAGGTTCGACAGCTTCATCGGTAGACGGAAAGGCTATGTTAGCATTTGTAATGCAGCAGCGTTACGCTAACAACGAAGAACTTGCCAAACGCTATCCGGAAGTATATGCAGATATCAATCGTACAATTGATGTAGTAAGTCTGCTTGCTCTTGTTGATATTCGCCAAGACTTATTCAACCGTGGTGAACGTGGTGAATTGCAACTGATGATTGACGCAAATCAACTCATGCCGTTGCAAGGTATGGCTGAAATGCTAGGTATTAAACTAGCTCCAGCTAAAGCTTTACCGGGAGGTGATGACGGTCAACTAGCTATTGACTTCAACAAGTCAGAAGTTCCAGAAGAACTAGCAAAAGATGCTGGTAAGACTGTTACTAAGGTACCGGAGCTTGATCCGAACAAGATTACAACAGATGAGGAAATTAACGAAGCGTTAACTTTCCTTATCAACAAAGAGAGAAATGTAGCAACGAATATTGTTAACACCGTAGAATGGTATCGTACATTACGAGGCCTTAAGGAAACTAATGCTGATAAGAAGTTAGCATTGGATGAGATGACAGTAGGTGATTGGATGAATGAAATCTTCAGCCGCATCAATCCTGTTAGCTTACTTAAAGGCTTAGGAAGCTCAGTATATCTGTATACTTCACAGACGGGTTCTCCGTGTATGGCTCACTCTGTATTGCGCAATCATTTGATTAAGGCAGGATGGAGTGAAGAGCAAGTTGCAGAAACTGTTCGCGCACTTATCAACGAGAACTTCCGATTGAGACAGAAAGACAATCAGGAAATGAAGCCCGAGACAGATAAAGCTATTATGGCTGTTATCTCGAACTTAGGTGAAGAGTACATTGATAAGTTGTTTACAGATTGGGGACTCAATCTTGAAGGAGTAGAAGAATCTAAGAAAAATCAGTTAGAGAACGACCGAAAGATTGCTCGAATGGTGTTAGGTTCTGTTAAGACTAACTTCTTCAGTAAAGATGAAAGTCCGACACCTGATGAACTTCGCTTGAAAGTTGGTCAGATTATCAATCTGTATCGTGACCCAGCTTCTCGTCTTGCTGCGTACTGCCAGTCATCAATAACTTCTCCAGTAGAGAAGGAGTACCCGGAAAAAAGTCCGGAGAAAAAGGATGACAAACCCGCAAATGAAAAAAAAAACTAAACGCATGGCGTAGATTTTTACAATTCATAGGGTATAAAGACTAACCATTCTCTAAAATAGCATAATCAAATATGAATTTTAGATTTATTACGGCTGTCGGCATGTTCATCGCCAGTTGCATAATTGGCTTTGGACTGCGACAGACAGTCACAGTAGTACAGGCAGCACCTGTAATTCCTTCACCTATAGAAATGCCAAAATTTCCTATAGTTAATAGTGAAGAGAATAAGTCTGTCGATAAGATAGATGTCGAAGTAGACCTATCTACATTAGAAGTATCCGTGAAAGGAACAACAGACGCAATTGTAAATGTAAAGACTATTGGTGAACCAAAACCAGTAGTTAAGTGGAGAACTAAAGTAATAGAGAAAGAAGTAGCTTCTGGATATCCCTATATTAAATCTGTAGGGATTATGTCAGATAGTGTTAAAGCTATTTCTCCATTATCTAAAGTAAAATCATATGGTAAGTAATCTAGTTATACTAAAACAAATGATACGATTATCGCGTATCATTAAAGATATGAAAGAAGCAAGGTGTAAACTTAGTTCTATCTTATCTCAATCCTCTTACTTTATAATAGAAGGAGACCAGTCTGATATTATTAATAATCAGACTAAAGATAGTATAGCTAATTGCTTATATACTGAAAAGTACTTACGTTTGTCTGTAAGTAATGCTTGTAAATGTTTGGATGGATTTAACGCAAGTATTATGGAACCAGTTGATTATATCAGTAGTAGTGATGTAAAAAACAAATTCGTAGATATTTGTAAAGGTAAGAAGATTGTTGCAACAATCTGCCTGAGTACAGGTAAAATTACTATGTTAGAACCAGAACATAATGAAAATGTAGCTGAATAGAAAAGCTCAGTGGAAAATAGTTAATGACAATAACCACTTAAAAAACCTATAATTATGTCATAGTTCGAGAGGAGTAAAACTGTAGCGTGAATCACTCCAGCGGAAGTCATGCGAGGTACATAATAGTACAAGTCGCGCCGTGTTAGGGAGCTGTAATCATTTCTGCTGGCCCGAAAAAGTACAGAATCCGAGAATATGTTAGCTGCTAAAACAGTGAGATCACTCAAAAGGTAGGATATTAGGCTAAAACGTCTGAAAAACGGATAGCAGGGGATCAGAGTGCTTAATCCTCATTAGGTATTGAGAACCGTCTGGTGAATACTAAATACTCTTAATTACTGCAAACAGTATCGCTAATGCAGAATTATAAATCAAAGCAAGGAGAACGAAATCTTCTACAATTACTCGTTTTAGATTATCAAAATCAGAATCAATAAGGAGTATAAACACGACGCTGAAACAGGGGCAATACGGTTCCTGACTTATTCCTTTGGAAAGAATAAGTGAAGCCGAGAGGCAAGGTTAGTTTCACCTAAAGAAAGCAGCCAACTCATGGAAAAAAAGAGATAGCATATAACGCGATCACCGGTCTCCAAAATCGGTTAACAAAAGTGCAACTATGCACCCAGAAAGGAAAAATAGTATTGCTAACTATAGTGTTCAGTACACATCAGCTGTGATGCAATATGCAATTGTGGATATTGGAACTTGTACTTATGAAGGTAGTAAATTACTGATACTAATGTAAGGATAACCGTGTTATGGTACACACTATGTAAACTTGACTGATTATCGTGGAGCAGAAGCCAATTCTGTGCCTTATGGTAAATAGGGTCCTCGTGAAGGTGGATACGCAATGTTCCAAGGATGAAGTAGGAGTGATGTATATGAGATTGATACAGTCTTTCAAGTCTAAAGTGACTCACGTGCTTGGTCGTTCGTGTGAGTATAATTGAATGAGGAATGATTACGGAGCAACAGACTCGTCGAGCGGTTTGAGGGCGCTATAACCCTGATTCTAGATACAGTGACCTTTAGCAAGTCATATTATGTGGTAAAAATAAAACTAAGGTGATGCAGGGAAAACACCTACTAAAAAACGGCAGAGCTTATAAGTTTCAAGACATGTAAACTTCTTCTTGATGTAACGTAGTTCACGCCAGAATTATTGTTATTAATAGTCGTACATAAACTAAGGAAATACAGAAGACTATGCCATTAGGTTATGAGTATAAGATGTTATACTATATTTACTTATGTATTTACGCTGAATAAAGCCAGCTATGAATAAATGAGCTTTAATTGTTTAATCTTTAATAAAATGGGAAGTTCAATGGAACTGTAAACGCTAAGACTACTGTTGTAAGGATAGTGTAAGTAGACAGATCACCACCCCGACTACCAACCGTTATCGCTGACATTGACACTTCGTAAAGTACTAATTGCAACCTAGTATGTATGAAGAACGCTGATTCAGATTTAAAGTAGTAAATATAAGAGCATACTGTCTATATGTTCAGGTTTCTCGTGCAATAGCAGAGATAGTACCGGTATTTGTGATGCTGATGAGAGGTGGAAATCCTCGTATTCGTGTAGTATAAATAAGAAATCCGAGAGGTCAAGTGGGTGTCTTGAAAAATTAGACAGCTTGTAGTGTTTTAGTAACGTTTCTCGACAGAAACGACCCTCATTCGCTTAGAATGTTGTAATCCTTAATTACTCCTAGGCATACCAGTTGCTGATGAAAGAGTTCGATATATTATGCTTGTACAATACTTATGCAAGAGAACATAATATAAAGTAGGGTGATGGGTGCGGTAAGCATCGTATAAATTGAATCTTATCCGTTGAAGTACGATAAACTTAAATTACCAAAGTATTATCAGAAGTAACTCTCAGAGTATTTCTCATAAATTATTTTCAATTTATTTTCAAAGTAAGCCAAGTAGATTATGTGATTGAATTCACTACTAAAATTTTCAAAGCTTAGTAAAGCGGTATGATATAAGACGCATACTTTAGTATTACAAATAATCGAAAGGTGGAGAGCATTAACAAAGTATTAATTAAAAATTAAGAGAGTTTCGTATTGGTGAAATCAAGCACGGACTCAGAAAGGAAACATTCTTATGGATAAAAGTAGCGTAGCACCGACTATTGGTGCATTAGTAGGAACTCAGAGCACTGCTGCTCAAGTTATGGCTCGTTATCGGGCAACTGCAAAAGAGTATGGACGGTTCTTTGGTGAACAGATCTATACTGTAGTAGCAACAAATCCTGACCTTAAGTGGAAGGAAGATGTGCTCAATGACAAGAATACTTTACGGAAGGAAGTAAATGTATTCATTGTTAAGGCTATTGACATTTTAGATGTCAAGTTCATTGCTAAGGACTTAGACGGTGAACCGAAAATCATGCTGAACCCGGATGACAACGACCCGAATCTTGTATTCCCGTTAGTCAAGCCTGATTTCAGTAAGGCAGACCGGAAGAGCGTGGCTGAATGTATCGAACGTATTGGTAAGAAGAACAGCAAACCGATGTTCTTTGCAGCAGAGGAATTACCTATGCTAAACGATATGTTGAAGATACATAACAAGGGTATCCTCAACTTCTATGAGGAACTGTCTCGTAAGTTCATTCGACTTAGCGAAACTGTACGAGATATGATGGATCAGTCTGACCGTATGCAGTTGGAGTATCAACGGCAGTGTGGTGTAGTTACTGATGAAACGGAAGTAACACTTCAGGTAAATCTTGAAGAAACTACTGAATAAGCAATACTATGAGCAGAATTTCTAAAGTAAGAATAGAGCTTCTGCGACTACTTATTTGCGTCGAGCCTACTATACTAGCTAAAGTTCAGAGTTGGGACGGAAGCACTAAAGTAACTCCTAATGCTGTTTCTGTAAGAGAGGATGGTCAGGTCTTCTTTTACTATGGCAAAGGGCCTTTATGGTGGCAACGACTTTTAAATACTTATGAATTGGTAAGTCTTTTAGATGTAGCAATACGTATTGCAGATGCAATAACTGGTTCCGGAGGAACTAGAAATGATGTAGCTTTTGACGGTATTACACAAGCATTACTGAAAGAAGCAATTAAAAATAAGGATCTCGATTGTGTTGTAGATATTTTATTTGATAGTATGAGGAATGCTTCGAGCGGAGAGCTGCACTCAAAGTATATCAATAAAGAAGCTATTGAAAAATTCGCAAAAGAGAAAGGTCTAACTGGCAAACTTGTTGTCTCTGACAATATATTTGGTTTTGCCGGTATTGAAATAAGGCCAGGCGTAGTCGTACCAGTACGATTAGGCAAGGTTAAAGAGATATAATATTTGAATTGGAATATTATTGCAAAACAACATATTTTCACAGGGTGAATTGGCCCTGTTTAAATATACAGTACTGTAGTTCAACTGGACAGAACATCAACCTTCTAAGTTGAGAGTTGTGGGTTCGAGTCCCACCAGTACTACTACTAGTAGACGTAATTTGGTCAAGTATTAACTTTTAAAAAATCAACTTGAACATGAAATCAATTACATCTAAATATATTATTACACATCGTAAAGAACTTAGTAATGAAATTACTAAATATTGGAATATCATTAAGAACGAGAATATCATCCCTAAAGGTGCTACTCGTAATTTTGACTTAAAACAGTTACTTAATGAAATCCAAGCTAAGGCTGATGAACGAATCCTATTGAAACTGTATTTACAGTGTATCAATATGGGATATAAGAAGTTCTCAGAATTACCTACAACAAATAACTATCTCGCTATATTTACCTTGAGTGAAAAGCAGGAACAGTTGTTCCATTTGAGCAAAATTAAGACCTTAGATCCTAAGCTCAAGCGTTCAAAAGGAAAGAAAAATCTGAACACTACTGAAGAATTGACTTCAGATTATATTAATAGTTTGAAGAATAAACTTCAGTTAGAGATTAACAAACTTAACAAAGAAATTGAAGAGTTTAATAACAAGGCTGAATTAAGCCTTGAAGAAGCTCCTCTATCTATTGCGGCTTAAGAAAAATGTAAGACTAAAGATATTATTTTATATATTCATAACTATTGTAGAAAGGCTTAGGGGAGTAACTTCCCCTTCCCTTTCTTAGTATTAACCCTTTAAAATTATCAAAATTATGAAAAAGAATAAACAATATAGAGTAAAGAAACAGACAGTAAGAAATGCTAAACGATCAGCTAAAGCTAAAAAGCGTAATTATCCTAGAATAGTAATAAACGGAAAATATGTTAAGAAATATTGTCCAGCAGAAACTACTAGAGATTTCGAGATCGGTCCGTCTTTAGTTACTGAAGTAAAAGATGGGAAAACAGTAAATTGGAACTCCTGGAGTTCTAAGAATAAACAACAGCCTACTAAGATAGCAAAAGAAGCTATGGAAGAAAACAAGGCCGTTAAACAATCTAAGAAAGAACGAATAAAAAATATTCTTATGAAAGCAGGCTATGATCCAACTATCCACTACACACGTAAAGAAAAGAAGAAATTTACTAGAATAGTAAAGAACTCTCTTTTTGCTAAATCTCCTAAACCGAAAGAGCGTACTAAAGCTGAATGGAAAGAGCTATTTACTCAACAGAAAGCAGCGAAAGAAGCTCGTATGGAGGCTTTAAAGTATAAACCTTTACCTATTAAAGCAGGTAAACAAAAAGGCTTTACAGCAGCTGAATTAGCTGTTAAAGAGAAGCCTAAAGAACGAAAGTTTAAGTATACAATAAATCGAAGAAGAAGTGACGACGATAAACGTACTTATGACTTCAAAACCGACTATCTTACAGCTTCTACTAGAGATGAGGCGAAAAAGAAAGTAGCTAAAGAAGCTAAACAGTATCATAACGATTCTTCATTTGCCGGTATAACAGTACAAGATATTGAAGGAGATAATAATATAATTTACTATGATGGTAAATCATTATTAGCAGCATAATAAATATGACAGTAGAACATCCAAAAGAAGAACAATTTATTATCTAGTTAAGAAAAGGTTTCTTTGAAAGTAATTCAAAATTTGAATATAGAGTGCAAAAAGCTTTATTTTGGGGAGATAATGATTATTACACAGAAATTAGAGTTTATCCTAACAGTGTAGCTATAGTTCATACTTTAAAAAAAGAAATTGATATAAATAGAAACAAAATTGGTTTTAAATAATTAACTTTCTAAATTATCAAAATTATGGAAAAACAAAATTATACAGAGTAGAAATTAGCTGAAGCTAAAAGAATAAGACATAAAGGTAGACAAATTGAACGTGATTTACGTTTAGCTCAGAGCAAGCTAGACAAGGAAACAAATAAGGACAAAAGTCCTGAAAATTGGTCAAGTCCTAGATTGAAAGAATTACGTGCAAATAAAAGAGAGCACGTTAAAGAACTGAAAGCTAAGAAATTAGCAAAACAAAAAGAAGCAAGGCTTCATTTAGAGAAATCTAAATGTCCCTTGAAATTCTTACAATTCTATGTAGGAAGAGATAAGAACAGAAAGCAACATGTAGGAGGTTGCAAAGGAAAAAACAGAGTAAGCGACCATAGAGCTTACTGTAGAAAATTTATAAAACCTACTATTAATAAAATAGCAGCGTAATATCTATGGAATTCCGTATAGCTCAAGAAGAGGTTAGAGCCGCAGCAAAATGTAAGTCTGTGTGATTTGTGTCAGTTCGAGTCTGACTACGGAATCTAACTAAATATTATTAATATGATTATACGTGACAAAAAGGTCTATGTATATGATATTGAGGTATTTCAGAATATTTTTCATTGTTCTGTTAAAAATACAGAAACAGGAGAAATATATAAATTTGAAATCTCTGAAAGAAAGAATCAGCTAAGAGAATTAGTTAAATTCTTTAAACAAGTCAATACTTATATAAAATGGGGAGACTTTTATGGAACAGAACTAGTAATAAACTCAGATATTATCTTTTGTGGATATAATAATCTACATTATGATAATCCTATAATAAATTATATTATAGAGTATGAAGATAAACTTATGAGCTATAATGTAGCTACTATATGTAATTCTATCTTCAATCTAAGTAAAACTATTACTACATCTAAAGAGGACAACATAGATGCCTGGAAACATTGGAAATATCAAATATGGTTTGATACTTTTGATATTCTTACTATGCTATATTCTAATAAACTTAGAGTAGGTTTGAAAGAAATTCAGGTAACTATGCAATATCCTAATGTACAAGAATTTGTATGTGATTGGAGTAAGCCTCTTCCATTAGAAGATTTTGACGAAATGATAGACTATAATATAAATGATATTGAGTCTACTACAGAGCTTTTAAATAGATGTAAAACAGCTATTGATTTACGTATAGCTATTGAAGATGAATATGGAGTAAGAGTACTTAGCAAAGATGGTGTAAACATTGGAATGAAGATTTTAACTCAAAAGTATCTCGAAAAAACAGGTTTAACCTGGTGGGATATTAAAGATTTAAGATCTCCAATGGATTATATTCCTTTAAAAGATGTAATACTACCATTTGTAAAATTTGATAGTCCGATACTAAAGAATGTACTTGATGATATGAAACATCAAGTAGTATCTCCAGGTAGAAAAGGCTATGAAAATAACTTCATATTTGATAATCTACGCTATACTGTAGGAGTAGGGGGGATTCATTCTAAGAATAATCCTGAAATCATTATTCCTAAAGAAGATGAATTACTTATAGACTGTGATGTAACGTCACTATATCCGAGTATGCTAATAGAATATAAATTTTATCCTAAACACTTAGGACCTGAATTTCTAGAAGTGTACAAGCAAATTAAAGAAGAACGAGTAGAAGCTAAACACAACGGTAATAAAGTTAAAAATGAAACTTTGAAGCTTGCCTTAAACGGTTTAAAATGTAAAATATTTACTGTATTTAAAACTAATTTAAGTTTATTACGTTTTTAATAAAAATTTTCATTTATGAATATAACGATAAATAGACTTAATGACATTACAACTACTGGAATTTATAAAATTACAAATATAAAAAATGATAAATTCTATATAGGAAGTACTTCCGAAAGTTTTTTAAAAAGATGGAATCATCACATAAATTCTTTAAGAAGAGGTACTCATAAAAACATGCATTTACAAAATGCATTTAATAAATACGGTGAAGAATCCTTTAGATTTGAAATTTTGGAAACTTGTAGTAAAGATCTATGCCTCATTAGAGAACAAGTATATCTAAACACTTGTACTAAAGAGAATAGCTATAATATAAATCCTATAGCTACAGCATTGTGTAACACAGAAGAAACAATAAATAAACAAATAGAAAGCAAAAAGCAATTTTATAAAGAATGTTTGGAATGGTATAACAAATATAAAAAACAATTAATTGTTTTTAAAGATATACCTGATAAATATAAAGTGAGAATTAAATCATACATAGAAGCAATTCCTTGGAATAAAGGAAAACATTATGAATCTACAGATCATTTAAAAGTAAAGCATAGACTTTCTGATAGAAGTAAATGTAAAAATACAATGAGAAATAAAAGTCTAAATGTATTTGTATATGATTCTGATATGAATTTTATAGATGTTTTTAGATCTTCTAAAGATTTAGAAGAGTTATCTGTCACTTTAAATCTACCAATAAAATCAAGATTTTCTACACAAAGAATGGGAAAGCCTATTTGTTTTTTATCTTCTTGTAATATAAATAAAGCAATAAAAAATAAAACTCAATATAAAGGATTATATTTTTTAAATAAGCCCTTACATCCAGGGATGGATGATAAGAATGAACCAAAATCGGTAGAAGTCTGGAATGATAATACCGAGGTAAACTAATAACTGTTAGTCACTGTACAGCATAGAAATTGAGCGTTATAGTAGCAAAAATATTTCCAAGAGTGGTTCACATCTAGAACAGATGAAAATATATGCGGGTCTTATATGAATAATAAGTATAAGAAGTTAAGATAAAAAGCTTAACGATAACAACAATGTTATCAGGCAACTTACAAAATGAACATAATTTCTGTTACAGCCCTGAAGCTGTTATGAAAATTAGAATCAATGGCCAACTTTTACTTTTAATGTTAGCTGAGAAATTAGTCCAAATAGGATGTAGAATAATACAAGCTAATACTGATGGACTTTTCTTAATTTGTAAAAAAGATAACTATAGTAATTACAGCAAGGTTTGTCGAGAATGGGAACAACTTACTAGACTTACTCTAGAAGAGGACCGTTTTGAAGCCATGTATCAATATGCGATTAATGATTATATTGCAGTTAAAGAAGGATATAGTAAGACTAAGAATCCTAATTTAATTAAAACAAAAGGAATGTTTATTACTGAAGTATTATTAGGTAAAGGTTTATCTGCAAAGATAATACCTGAAGCTATAATTAAATACTTTGTAGACAAAGTACCAGTTGAAGAGACTATAAAAGGATGTACAGATATACGTAAATTCTTAATGTCTGAAAAGACTGGTAAACAATGGCATGTTGAATACATGAATAAAGAGCAACAAAGAACTAATCGTTTCTATGCATCTACTAATGGTGGATACTTATGGAAATGGAAAGATACTGGGCACAAAGAAGGTGAAATTATAACATACACTGAGCCATATGTAGGAGAACATAAATATAAGGCTTCTGCAAGACAGTATCAGAATATGCTAACGGCATCTGGTGTTACTCTTTTAAATAAATTTGATGATAAACCAATTGAAGAACGAAAGATTAATTATAGGTATTATATATATGAAGCCTATAAGATAATCAGAGAATTAAAACCATTACAATTGAGCCTATGGGATTAACAAAGGCTACCAAATAAATTTCAAAGAACTATATGCTCATATAATATATGAGAATATGATTTTAGAAATAGACACTTCTATCTTAGATAGAATACCAAACATATCTATTAATCAATTAGTATTCCTAACACTTGTATTGAGTGATATCAAAGTAATCAATCAAGACATTCAGAAACTTCTCAGCCTAGTTAATGAAGAAGAAATACAAGAGTTAGCTAATCAAGGTTTAATTAGTATTAATAATAGTACTGATAACCAAGTCATAAGTAAGACATCAAAACTAGATGAACTTCTTAAAGAAGATAAAACTATGTTTGATAATTTTTATGACCAATTTCCAGTTTACGTTATACGCCCTGATGGAACTAAAGGTTTCTTAAGAGCTAATGTAAACAAATGTAGAAAGGAGTATAACCGTATTGTAGGTAAATCTAAAGCAATGCATGAACACATTATGGATTGTCTAAGATATGAAATAGATGATAAAATGCGTACAGGCAAGATGGGTTATATGAAAACTATGTGGAAATGGCTCACTCAACATGAGTGGGAAACCTTTGAGGAACAAATGAAGTTAGATGATTATCAACCTAATACTTATAATTATGGAACAGATGTCATCTAAAACACTATCATTTCGTCATATATCTACTGCAACAAATGAAGCAGTAGAATATATTCGTAAAAGAAAGAACCACGAAATTCAATCTTTAAGAACAAGATGGAATAAGTTTAATAAATCCTGTATGGGAGGAATTGAGCCAAATACGATATATACTATAGTAGGTATATCTGGTAGTGGTAAATCTTCATTTGTGAATACACTTGAAACTGATTTAATAGATTTAAATTCTAATCAGGATGTTATAGTACTTAATTTTTCATTTGAAATGTTAAGTTCTAGGCAAATAGGTAGAAAAATAAGCAGTAAGTTAAGGCAAACTACTGCTGAGCTATATAGTGCTAATAATGAATTAACAGATGATTTATTAGATAGAGTTGAACAAACTTCTCAACAGATAAAGTCGTATCCTATATATTATGTAGATACTCCTGGTACTGTTGAAGATATAGCTTCTACCATTAATTACTTTTATGAAACTAAGGCTAAAGATAAGAAATTTGTGATTATACTTGATCATACTCTTCTTGTTGAAGGTCAAAATCATGAAAGTGCCTTGCAAGTTATTTCCGAATTACAGAAACTGTTTATTAAGGTAAAGAAATTACCTAATACTACTATAATTCAGTTATCACAGATGAATCGGAATATAGAAAATCCTGAAAGAATTAATAACCCTTCTATGCATTATCCAATGCGTAGTGACATCTCCTCTGCTGATACTATATTTCATGCGTCTGATTATGTCATATGTATTCACAGACCAGAATTACTCAATATACAACAGTATGGACCAAATCGTTTACTAGTAAAAAACAAAGTCTACCTACATATTCTTAAAAATAGAGATGCAGGAGAGTGTACAATATTAGAGTTTGATAATGATTTGAAATACAATAATTTAATTGAGACTATACGAGAAGAAGAACCAGCAAGGAAGATTTCGTTTAGTAATAACAATTAAAAAAGGCTGAAAATTATGAAAACATATACTTTTAAGTTACCGAAAAACAACAATAGTGCAGATATCTATAAAGAAAAGTTGATGAAACGAGTTATTAATGCTTATCCCTGGTTGACAGTAGAAAGCAACTACGACTATCCTAAATGTGATTTTGGTGTAGAATACGCTGGAGCTGGTGACTATATTACTCTAGGCTTAAGTAAGACTCATAATATTGGCTGGATGCCAGAAGAATGTGCAAACTGTCCGTTTAAGTGTTTTGCTGACGGTAGTATTAACTTTGATTTGGAGAAAGAGTTCTTCAGTGCAATGAATGCACTTGATATCTATGCAAAGAAGAATTATCCGTTTAAGAAGGATTATGACTTTGAAGATGAATTCGGTACACCGATTAAGATTTTCGATAATTTCGTACAGATTGGTTATGAAATTATTCCGATTGCAACTGGTTCGTTGAACCACTTGAAATCAAAAACTAAAAAGACTATCATTGACATCACGATTAAGATTAAGAATCGTGGTTTATTTTAAAAAATATTAAAATTTGTCCGTATTATCAGTGATTACCAAAAACTTTCAGTAAGGATACAAAAATAAAGCTTTTTTATGATTGTATTACCAAAAGAGAAAGTAAAAGCTAAAGTAGAAAATCCAAGATTTTTAATAATTTTTGGCAAGCCTAAGGCCGGTAAAACTACTTTAGCTTCCAAACTAGATAATAACTTAATCATTGACTTAGAAGGAGGCTCTGAATTCCTTGAAGCATTAGCAGTACAAGCTAGATCTGTAAAAGATTTAGGAGATATTGCAAATGCTATTAGAGAAGAAATTAAGTCAATAGGAAAGAAACCGTATAAGTATATTACTCTCGATAATGCATCTCGACTCGAGGAAATATGTCTAAGCTATGCAGCTACACTATATCGTCAGACACCTATGGGAAAGAACTACTCAGGTAATGACGTTAGAACATTACCTAATGGTTCTGGATACATGTATTTACAGCAAGCTGTAAGAAAAGTTATAGACATGTTTAGAGATCTTTGTGATAACTTCATCTTAATTGGTCATCTTAAGGACAAGATGATTAATAAAGAAGGTGAAGAATTATCTGAGATGTCTCTAGATTTAGTTGGTAAACTTGCTAATATTATATGTGGCGAAGCTGATGCAGTAGGCTATGTATATAGAAAGAAAAATGAAACTCATATTTCTTTTGAAGGAGGAGATAACTCTGTAAGAGAAGCAAGAGCACCACATCTGAGAGGTAAGAATATTGTTATTGCAGAAAGCGATGAAAATAACAATATTAAAGTTTATTGGGACAAAATATATTTACCGGAATAACTTTAACAGTATTTTATATCAGTTTAAAGAATTAGAATTATGATTTATAGTACAGAATTAGCAAACCAGATACAAGAGAGTAAAAATAAGTACTTAGAAGCAGGTATTCACGAAAATGTGAAATTTGTTAGTGCTAGAGTTGATAAATCCATTAATGGAAACATCTTTATCGAATTTAAGTTTGAAAAAGATGAACAGACCATGACTCATACTGAATGGGAATCTACTAAGAAACCTAATGAGTCCGAAGAGGATTATCAAGCTAGAGCTACCAGACAAGTAAAGCGTATTCTACAGATTTTAGGATGTTTCTATCCTAAGGAAGTACTTGTTTTTGCAGGTTCTTCATTTAATGAATTTGCAAATTGGGTTGTTAATTTGCTAAACGCGGCAAATAAAGATATTTTACTTAAAGTAAAGATAGTTTATAATAATAAAGGCTATACTACTTTGCCTAACTACTGTAAGTTTACTTTTATTGAACCGATGAATTTACCTGAGGGACAGAAGAGTAAAATTACTGAGTTGAACATTGACTTATTTGTTCGACCTATAGTAGCAGACAAAGAAAATAAGGAAGAGAATCCGTTAGATACGATTTCTACAGATACTCAGGAATCAGGTAACGATTTGCCTTTCTAATTTAGTCTTTAAACAGTTGCCTACGCTAGGCATAATATAGCGATACGTGAGTAGCATACCGCTATGTGAGTCTTTAGACAAAATAATAGATTTGGAATAGTATGCACTCACGTTTTAAAGGGGTATTAGTTTAATGGTAAAACAAGGTAACTAGAAATAGTTGACTATTATAATAGAGCTAATATAAGCAAGCTTATTCTATTATAATATGCCTACATTGCAGTTCGATTCTGCAATACTCCACAAATTAAAATCTATATCATATGCTATACGACACTACAAATATAAAAGATGAAGTGAATATTACTCTAGATTACATATTATCTAAAGTAACAGAATATGATATATATGCGGCATATATTGGTAATTTTAAAGTAGGCATGATTTACAACAGTCCGTTTAGAAAGGATAAAAATCCATCATTTGGATGTTTCTATAGTAGAACTACTAAACAATTAATGTTTAAGGATCATGGTACAGGTGATTGCGGTAATGTAATTAAGTTTGTTTCATTGCTTACTGGTTTAACTAATTATTCTGATATACTTAATAATATAGTTAATAAGCTTAAAATTACTAATAATACGCAACTCGTTAGCTCTAAGCAATACATACCGTCAACAGAGACAGTAATTGGTGTAGTAAGGCAAGACTTTACTTTAACAGACATCAATTACTGGTCTCAGTTTAATATTAGTATTAATACTTTAAAGAAATTTGGAGTAAGCAGTATTAAATATTATTTGTGTAATGGTATTGTAAAGGGTATTTACAAGGACACTAATCCTATGTATGCTTATAAGGTATATAATCATTTTAAGATTTATAGACCTTTAGCAGATAAATATACAAAATGGCGCAATAACCTGACAGAGAATGATATTCAGGGGTTTAAACAGTTACCTAAAACTGGAGATATACTCGTAATAACAAAGAGTATGAAAGACGTCATGTGTTTATACGAAATGGGGATACCCGCAATATCTCCATCGTCAGAATCAACTTTTATACCTGATAAGGTATTAGAACAGCTTAAGAAACGTTTTAAGCGTATTATTATACTGTTTGATAGAGATGAAGCTGGCGTAAAATATCTTCGCAAAATGAGCCTTAAAACAGGCTTAGAAGGGCTTTTAATCCATAAAAAGTTTAAAGCGAAGGATGTATCAGATGCTATAAAAGCAAATGATTTTGAAACTATTAAAAATTGGCTTTATGAAAACATTAAAAGATAAACTAAAAACATTTTGGAAAGGTTTTAGAAAAGTTATATCAAATCTAATTTGCATTCCATTTATATTAGCTACTATAATTGTAGCTATGATTACAGTAGGAACATGTAAACTAACTAACATGCTACTACAATTAGATGATGATATTATAGAAACCTTTGGAGAATGTATTTATGAAGCAAAAGAAGAAATAGGGAAAAGTACGCAACGCAACTCCTAATATATATGATGGAATAAAGTTTAGAAGTAAACTTGAAACATACACATATAAAAAGCTGAAAGAAGCTAAAATCAATGCAGATTATGAACAGCATAGATATGAACTTCTTCCAGCTTTTACTTTTGGAGGAAAGAAATATAGATCAATGACTTATTTACCTGATTTTGTAGGAGATAAGTTCATTATTGAATGTAAAGGGTATCCTAATGAGGCATGGCCTTTACGTGAAAAACTATTTAACTACTACTTGTATAGATTTGAACCTAATATAAAGTTCTATATAGTACATAATCAAAAACAAGTAGATGAGTTAATAAAACATTTAAAAGAATGTTAATTTTTTGTGCAGTATTAATATATAAATTAACAGCAAGTTTGCATTATGAAAATATGTGCAATTAGTGATTTACATGGTATATTACCTTCTATACCAGAATGTGATGTATTATGTATTGCTGGTGATGTAGTAGACCTAATTGTTCAAAGAAGTTCTGATGAATCAGATGCATGGTGGAGTACTGCTTTTATTACATGGGCTGATAAGTTATCATGTAAAAAGATATTTGTAGTACCAGGAAATCATGATATATACATTGAACAATTATATAATGGATTAATAAAAGATATTACTTTACAAGAATTTAAAGATAAAATATCTTTACTTACTAATAATAAAGTAGTATTTCTTATTGATGAATTACATGAATATAAAGGAGTAACATTCTATGGTACTCCCTGGATAGCTCCTATACACTGGCAAACATGGGCATTTGAAGATACTCAACATGAATATGATGAGTATGTATGCCCATATGAAAAGATACCTAATTGTGATATACTCATTACTCATGAGAATCCGAATTATAATGAAAAGCTTGAAAATTACTGTTTTGGTAAGTATAAGCATCATTTCTTTGGACATTGGCATAATGGTATATCATACGGTCATCTTAATCAACATAACTGTAGTATATTAACTGACAGTTATATGATAAGAGAAAGACTTAAAATAGTAACAATTGATTTTAATTTAGAGAAAAAATCAGATAAATCTAGAGAAGATTTACTTTTTAATCTCTTAGTTGAAACAATTAAACATAAAACTGAAGAAGAAAACGAAGAAGAACAATGATAATTGATAAACCGTATTATGAAGATAACACGAGAATATCAAATTCTTCTATAGGTTGGTTCTTAAAAAAAGGTCCTTTATATTTCCGTAATATGCTCGACGGTAAAGAAGAAGGATTAAAATTACCACAGTTAGAAAAGGGTACTATGATACATGAATACATACTTCAACCAGATGAATTCTGGAATGATTATGTAATACTTGAGTATGATGTACCTAAAGTAAAACAACAAAAAGAATTTTGTGATTGGTACGCTACATTTAAAGCTACTGATCCATTAGAAGATGAAGATGAGATATTATTAAATGCTTATAATAAAGCATATAGTAATAAATTGTCTGATGATTCTAAATTAGCAATAGCTAAAGACTTTATTCAAAGATATGATGAATATATTAAGTCAAAGTCATTGAATAATGCTAAAAAAGCAATTTCGTTTGCAGATCTCAATATGTTAAAGATAATTAAGTCTAATATTGAAAAACATAAGAAAGCAAATGAATTACTAACAGATACTCCAGGAGTAGAATCTCACAATGAGTTTCATATTAACTGGACATTTCCTATTAAGACAGATAGTCTTAAAATGGATGAAAATAAGATCTGGTATGCACCTTGTAAGTCATTACTCGATAGATGTATATTTGATCATGTCAATAAGAAGATTATTTTGATTGACTTAAAGACAACTTCAGATGTCTATAATTTCAAACATTCTGTAGAGGAATTTGATTACTATAGACAAATTGCTTACTATTTGTTAGCTATTACATGGTATATGAAAGATCAAGATATTGATATTTCAGATTACAATTGTGAAGCATATATTGTTGCTATACAAACAAATGGTAGCTATGAAGTGAGAGTGTTTAATATGTTTAATGAAACAGAGTTAGACTCTCGTAAAAACATTATTATCAATGCATTATCAGAACTTTCATATCATTACCAAACTAATAATTGGGAGCATACTCGTAGTTATTACGAAGGAAATGGTACTGAAGAACTTGAATGATGTTAGTATATATATAGTTCCATTATTAGACGATAATCTTACATGGAATGATTTAACTGTAGAAAGCGGTTACATAAATGCATATACTACTGATAAGAATAGACCTTTTTTAGAAGAAAAGGTCTTTCTTTTATATGATAGTAGTGTTAATACTAAGGAATCTTTAGATAGATATAGAAAGTTTAAACAGTTAGACTCTTTATATAATACTAAATATATTACGATAAACAATAAGCATTATACTATTTATTGTTTAAGTAACCCTAAGTATAAAAAAGATATACATAATCTTCAATCAACTGGTAAAACTTATAATGTAAGTGCAGCATTAGAAATAAATAGATTTTGGGCAAACGTGCCTATTCCAGAATTAGCACAGAGGTTATTTCTAAATACATATAGATTTGGTGAGTCTATAAATGCTGAATTGCCAGAAGAAGATTATTATAGTTATGAAGAGCGTGATGAACTCTCATAACAAAATAGGCTGAGTAAATTAATACTCAGCCTTTCTTTTTTACAGTTAATCTAGCGAATTGATAATTTAGATAGAAACTTTTTAGAAGTTCATTAACTAATTCTATAAATAGTTCCTTTTTGCTTTTGGATCTGTTGCTTCTATTATACTCTTAAATGGAGTAACCTTAATTATATTTTTAAGTATAACAGGCATTCCTTTATAAGGGCCTCTATCTATTATAGTAAAAGGAGTTCTATCACCTACATATGAAGCAGGATTAAATAGGTTAATAAAATTAGAAGCATTGTCAAACCAATTGAAAGCTGCTGTAGGAGACTTAATTAATGAAATAAATTCAAATGGATTATACATAGTTCTAAATTCAAATGCAGAACGCATTGCAAGATAAGTAATAGACTAGTTCAACCAAGTATCATATTCATCATCTCCATCTACAATAGTAGCTATAGCAAGAGCAACAGTAGTAGAAGCAGCAATTAGTACTAATTCATTTAATACTCTTCTAACTGCATACTGTTCATAATCTTTTAAATTATTATAGTCAGCTAATAGCTAAGCCATAGCAAAATGTCTTTGACCTATAACATTCTTTAAGAACTTACTAGTAGAACGATAATAACCTTCTTCTTCTACTCCTAAATCAAGATTAAATTGTTTCCTTTTAAATCTATCATGTAGTGCAGATATCATAAAGTTACGATGTAGAACAATATAAGAAGCTATAGAATTAGCATGTACTGCTGCTTTGTCTATTTCTCTTAAAGTACCATCAATTCTCTAAGTAAGTATATTAATTCTATTTCTTACTTCATTCTATAATTTATCTGTAACAAACTATTTATATTTGTTCTATACTTTTATATTACCGTCTTTATCTTCAGTAAACACATCATATAGAGTTGTAGATAGTTGTTCAAATTTAGTACTATCTGAGTTATACTTATTGATATATTGTTGCTTAGTCATAAATCCTTCGCCTTCTACAAATCTATAACTATGGTATATACTTATTACTGTATGACTCTTAACAGTATAATCTGATTGATTATAACCGGCAAACCAGAAGTTCTAATTTATAGCTCTTAATATCTAACTCTAATCTAATCTATCAAATATTTCCATATTATCTTTTACTACTTGATTTAACTGTAATAAGTAAGCTAATTTACCTTTAGGAATAGGATTACCTATATTAGCCATTATATCAGGTAATTGTCTAGCAAATTCACTAGAAGCAAATTTAAGGTCATTAGTATCAAAGAATCTACCCATTTTAGCTTCTAGTGTAGTATAAGTAGCATCAGTAAAGAAGGAAGTTCCAATAGACCATAAGTTACCAGATAGGTTTACTTTAGTAACAAATCCCCTTATTATATCTAATGTCTTACCTAAATTGATTTCTTTGTCTAATACATTTATAGTAATTGGAGTCTTATTTCTACCATACATTATTCTGTCAACTAATAGCTAAGCTTGTTTGTATACATTAGCTGAACCTGCTGTTTTTAGTTCCTTCTTAGTTCTAATCTATATATTCTTTAGAAGATTAAGTAAAAGCTCAACATCATCCTATTGTTCTACCATATTATTATAATTAGTAGCCATATTATAGTAAGCTATTACTGAAGCAACAGCATCAGTAGATATCTCATTAGTATCATCTAGCATATTTATAAATCTTGTAGGTATTACTTTGATAGGATCTCCATTAGGCATTGTAGTAAAGTCTTCTACATAATCAGTATCATCTACTCTAGTTACAGCTATATCATCAAATACATACTTTAAAGCATTAAGTACATTATCCTTTCTACCTAGTACCTACATAAATCTAGCTGGTATCTAAGGCATTTTATCTTCATCGCTAAATGTTAAGAAAGATATATACTCATTAGCCTTTTTCATAGTATCAGACAGGCTATCGTAAAGCTTCTTTAATTCAGGTTTATCTATTACTTCTTTATAGGCTTTACTATTGTCATAATACTTCTTATTAGGCTATATAGCAGGACCCGCTGGATCCCAATCTTTATTAAACCAATCTGACTGTTGATCTAAAGTAGAGTATTTACTCATAGGAACGTATTCCGTATACTTTTCTAATAACTCATCTTTAGGTTTTAATTCTGTATAATAAGAAGCAGGATGCATCTTACCTCTACCGTCTTCATAATGATTCTTATTAAACCAGTCATTATATGCTTCTGTACCAGACTATCTAGCATTTTCACTATCTTTATAATACTATTCAGTTGGAACTACTTCTGCTATATCACTGAATTTTTTATCAGTCGTATTTGTTTCAGCCCAAGTATATAATCTGGCTATATCATTATCAAGCTTTAATAAAGATTCTTTCTCATAATCAGACATCAAATTTGAATCAATTTTACCAGTACGAGGATCTTTAAATAACTATTGAAATTCTCTACGCTTTTTAATAGCTTCTTTATATTCCTCAGTTTGTTCTACTTTACCCAAACTATCTAGATCGTCATAGAACTATTGATTATATTGCTTTCTTAGATTTCTTGATTCCCACAAAGCTAATTGAGCTGATCCTTCGCCATATTTAGCTACTATTTTTGCTCTATCTCTGTTATAGCTTTCTTTATCAGTCTTATATTTTACATGTTGCTTTACTACTTCATTGAAAGCAGATAATTCATTAGCTATAATTAAATCATCTCCTGTTTTTATACTACCGTCAAGATTATATCTATTAGATAATAACTGTTTCTATTTACGTAGACTAAGTAAAGCGTTATATTCTGATTCAGTTAAAAGATTAACATATTCTACTCCATCTACTGTAATTGGATCTACTATAGTATTAATGTAATTGTTGATTTCATTTATAGCATCTCTAGTTTTCATAGAAAGCATTCTATTCCTAGTAGTATAATATTCAGATTTATACTTTCTATTAGCTTTTTCAGAATAAAATTTGTTAACTCCTTCAAACCATTTTCTTTGAGTATCTTCATCATCAGGCATTACATACTAATCATGCTCATCTTTCTGTATATTAAGCTTACTGGCTAGATTACTCAAGTATTCTTTCTGATCTCTTTTAAATTGACCTTTATTAATAGGAGATACTCTTAAACCAGTATAAGTACCGTCATCATATTTTTCATATAATAACTTCTGTACATCGTTACCGTATTTTTCTTTAGCTACGTTTAGCTATTTTACTAGCTCAGTACCTACTTCTAAAGTATCTCTATCTGTTTTATTTACAGTATTCTAGAGCATGTTAGCTATAGTCTGTAACACCATATTATCACTATTGGTAGCCATTCCAAACCAATTCATAAATATACTAGTATCATGTTTTGGATCATCAAGCCAAGCTATAGTCTTATCTATATAATCTTGTGGTACAGCTCTAGATTGTAAATATTCTTGTAAGAACTGATAGCCTTTTTCTTTAAGAATATTAGTAAATCTATTATTAATTACCGTTAATTGCTGTGCTATATCTGCTATATTCTACTTTATCGTAGCATAGTCGGATAATTCTTTAAATATATCAGTAGTATCTACTGCATATTGGATTTGATCAATAAGAGGTTTGTAGAATCCTAAGTAGTCATTAGACAACTATCTAATTTGTTTAGCATTAATCTATTCTATTGGCTTAGATAAGAACTTTATACTATCACCTATGGTATCATTAACATGTTGAACAAACTGTAATATTCCTTGTTCTGTTTCAGACCTAGATAATTGAGATATTACTGTAGATATTTGGTTCCATACTTTAGGATTTTTTACATTATAATGCTTAATTGCATTTAATCTGTCTTTTAATCCTTTCTGTATCTTATCATATAGTTTATCTATCTATTTTTGTTGATTATTATCTAATTTACTGAATGTTTCACCGCTATATTCCTCATCATAATGATCAATTGAATGTATACTTATTTCTCCTTGATTAACTTTATCAAGTAAAGACATGGCATAATCTTGCAAATTAGATATATCTTCAGGTAATTTAGAATAAACAATGATTTTTTTGCCAGTAATTAGTCTCTTTATTATACCTTTTATAAATATCCACAATCTCTAGAATTTATTTCTATCGGTTAATTTTAAATGAGCTCGAAATGCTGTATTTGATAATACTTCATTTAGAAACTCATCACTCAACTAATCTTTACCTAAACCATATAATACACTTCCTATTTTCTTTCTATATTCAATTTGTAATTCATCAAGTAAATTTTTAAATTGTTCATTAGTTTCATATTCTTTACGCAAGTAAATATGCAACATTTCATGAGCTACATCTTCAGCATTTAACTATACTGATGAAGAATTAATTACATCTGAATACAAATATAAGGCAGCTCCAGCTTCAGCTCTAACTCCTTTTTTATGACCTTTATATATTATAAAAGGTCTATTAACTTTGTTCAACTTCTTAAGAAGCTCTTTAGTTTGAGGCTTTACTTCATCGTGATTAATGAAGAAGTTCACTACATCTACAGTATCTGCAAATTCTCCTAACTATTCCAATAAAGTATTAGAAGCACCCTATTTAACTACATTTCTTTTATTATAAGCTTCAATTAATAGCTCTCCGTTTTCATCTACTTGTTTAGATAATTCATCTGATAATTGTGTTTTAAAAGCTTCTGTAAAAGTTTCAGCCTTTGCTAGGATAGCTTGTTCACGATTATTATCAAACTAGCTTAAAAGATCTGAAAATAGCTTAGAATCCTCTCCATTAGGAGCTTTATCTAACCCGTTACCTTTATTCTAATCCCAAAGGTAGTAGGCTTTATTTTCACCTACTACCTCTACTAACTCCTTCCATTCAGGAAGATTTTTATTTGGACAATATTTATTCATATTATAAATTACATATAAATTTGTTAATCAAACCTTCCACTTCTTCTGGAGTAGTTGGATTTTCTTTACGTAATAATTGAGTAAATTCTTCTATTTTATCATCTATTTTAGATGCCAAATCTGTATTATCCTTGCTTAATTCAGTTAAGTATTCCTTCATTTTATACAAAAGATCAGCCTCTAACTAAAGAATGTTTTTAGAATCAATATCTTTACTTTCATCAGCTTCACTAAGTACTACTCCTTGTTCACTTTCATCTTTATCGTCTTGCTCCCATTCAAATACCATATCCTATTGCTCTTTAGCATAATTCATATTCTAATAGGGCGGAAGATCAGTAATCAAATGAATATCAGAGTTCTACCAGTTAGGCTTACTATACTCATCAGACATGTCAGCTAATGCTTCTTGATTCTGTAAAGCTTCTGTATAATCCCATACGTTTTCTCTATTAAAGTCAAATTGAGATTCCTTACCGTATTCTACTACAGTGTGGCCTCTATATTTGTATCCTTTCTTAGATACCAACCCATAAATAGGTATATAATTCAAACGTTTAGTATCTGGATCAGCAGCTTGTTTATAACCTATGAGAGAATACACGTGATAATTAGCTGGAGTATGACCTAAACCATCATTTATTTTAATATAAGGATAGAATATAGGGAATTTACCTTCTGTTAGTTTACCCTAATCATTAATATAGGTCATTGATAACCAATTACTAGGTCTAATAGCAGGTTTATCTGTTTTATCCTATCTTTCTCCCATTATAATATTAGGAACTACAGACTAATCATTTAACGATATAGAATATAATTTAGCCCCTTTCTTGTTATATAAGTCTACTGGTTTTACTAGTTTGTCATTCTGCCAGTTATTTAAGAACAAATCATCTCTTACTATAGATTGATCAACTCCATTAGATAGTTCATCTAATTTAGTTTGAATATAATCTGTATAACCTATTGACATTTTATAACTATTAGGAACATATTGGAAGAATGAATTCATAGTAGGGTTATCTCCAGATGTAATAAATGCATATACTACTAAATCCTTAAATAATTGACTTACTTTAGGCTCTGGATCTTCTAATAACTCTCTCCAGTAATTTATCAGATTGTTAGCTTGTGACTGATCAGAATCCAATAATGATGAAGTATCAATGAAATCTAATCCATTATAATCTATATTGGGTATCAAATAATTTATGAAATCATTGTTAATAGTGCCATCATTGTTTAAGAATCTACTCAATTTAGGATTACCTTTCAATATTTCATGCTTAAAATTATTAATACGTTTAGCCATTGACATTTTTCCAGTAAACATACCATTAATGTCTATACCATTCTGATATATGAACTGATTGAAAAATCCACTCTTAATCTGAGCTTCCATTCCTGAAATAAGAGCATTTAACAGTTTAGAATCAGCATTATTCTTTCTACCAAGTAATGATAGCATTATGTCTTTCTTACTTAAGAAAGTGTCAGTATTTCTAAGTAACAGATTTTTAAAGATAGAAGTACCAAATGGAATACTGTTTTCAGTTTTCTTAGCAATAAAAGTGTCCTTATAGAATCTTCTTATTTCACCATCTGCAAAGTTAGAATCTTCTGTCATTGCCCACATACCATTGTAATATGTCTGCTATTCTGCAAAGGTTTTACCAGTTTTCTTAGTATCTACTTTAGAATACTTAACCAAATTAGCTAATGAATCAGCGTATGGTTTTAATGCTTTCCAAGCATAATATATACGAACCTATTCTTCATTAAAGTTACTTATCTCTTCTTTATTTAGCTTGAGTAACTCTCTTGTTCTAGATGTATATTCACCATTTTCTTTCTGATATGTACTAAACAAGTCTCGATATTCGTTAGCTCTTGAATTTTCATTACCATTTATAAATTCATATTTTTTCCTATATTTCTTAGTAGGATCATATTTATCAAGTACTGATTCAATTGCTTCATTTTCCAACTGAGTAGGAGTCTTAGTTCTATCTATACCATACTTACCTTTAGTCTTTATTACAGCTTCTGCCATCTCTTTAAGAATAGGCTGAGCAACAAAGTAGAATGTATATTTACCTTTACCAGTACGTAATAAGAAAGAAACCATGTTGTATGTCCATGAATTAACATTCAATCTTACAATATACGGGTCTTTGGCAATATCTACGAAACCGTTAATCATAGCAGATAGCCAGTCAAGTATTCTACCACCTTTTTTCATACCATTTACAGGAGTATCGTATATACCACCTATATCCCATATATCTAGAGTACTAGTGAACTCATTTCTAACCATACTAAGTTTAGTAAGTTGAGTAAGAATATGATGAGCATTATTCAATGCAAAAGGCCCAATACCTGCTTTACCACCAGTATATTCGGCTTTTCTGGCTTCTTGATAAGTAGGAGAATATACTTCAAACGGAGTAGGATGATAGCTACTAGGTCCTTCAATATCTCTAAGTACTTCCTTAACGTTCTCTGTAGCATTATCAATAGATAACTTAAGTGAGTTAGTATTATCTTTAGTAAGTAACACTTTCATATAAGCATCAAGCATTTCATTCTTTATAGAACTACGTACATCTTCATATTTAAGAGCATTACCTTTAGTAATTTTAACTCCTTTGTTGTTATAACTAAATCTAGCTACATATAGTTTATCAATATCGAAGTCAGAACCAGTAAGCTTAGTAAAGTCTTCAGGAAGCATAATAGTATCACCCATTATTTCGGGGAATACATCTACAAAACGTAATGGTGATATAGATGCAATAGACTGAGTAGGAATACGATAGCCAATGGCGTTAGCTGTAGCTTTATCACCAATAATTTCATGATCAATAAGCCACTGTCTAGCTTCTCTATATGTTAAGTTTTCATAATTAGGTATAAAGTACTTAAACAAGTTTATACTTACTACTGAATCCATAGATCCTTCTTCATTAATAGACTTGAGTACTCTGCCGTCATTTATCATATTGGGTGTTATTACTTTAGTAGAAGTAGCTTCTAGACCTAAAGTAGATCTTTGAATAAACGCTCCACCTGGTATATGAACATCAATAACTTGTTTGTTAATCATAGAAATAAATCTACTTTCCAACCACTTGTTATCAGATAGAGAAGATAAAGGAATTATAAACTTATTATTAGCTGTTTTAAGACCAGATAATACATTATCATTAGCATCTGATTCTCTAGCGTCATCTTCTAGCATTTTAGCTAGTTTGGGTATATTAACACTACCGTCTTTGTTAAATAATTCATCTTTTAAGTCTTTAACACCCATATCAGATAATTTATTCAACGCATTCATGATAGTATCTTTGATTTCTCTACCAGTTACTTGTCTACCCTCAATACCATATAAATCATCCATACGAAGATTGGATAGATTTACTTTCATAAACTGAGTACCAGCCATCTGTTCTTCATGCGTATGTGGATTAGTTTCTAACTGTTGTCTCAAGTATTTAAACTTCTGAGTATAAGTAACCAAGTTATTGAAATCATTTAGAGTATTTCCTTCTTCATTAATTAACTCATCAGTAACTTTAGCACTGAGAACAGTTTGCCCATCCCTTAGTTCTATTTCACTGTCTTTAGCTACTCTGTAGAACTTCATAGGAGATCTAGAACCAGCTTTAACAGCAGAATCAAATAGAACCATATCTACTGGTTTACTAGGATCTGTCATTCTATCATACAGTGCCTTTATATCACCAGTAGCTATACTCTTGAATAATGGGAATAACGCCATCTTATTGAAGTAAGGTATACCTAATCCAGGTATTTCATTGAATCTAGTACCAAATGCCATATACTTCATAGCATTTAATATAACCTTATTAGCTTCAGCATACAATTTAGGATCAGAGTCCCATAAATCAGCTGTATCTTCATTAGTAAGTATATCAAATGCTTTCTTTATTTCAGGAGACCATACTCCACGCATTCTAAGTAGATCTCTGGTCATATTAGGACTAATATATACAGCAGCATCGGCTACGTTTATTCCTCCTTTATAACCTTCTACTTCTGCTTTAGCGGCTTGTTTAGCTATCTTAACTGACTCTGGATAGATTTTTTCAATTTCCTGTATACTTAAGTCTTTTACTTTATTCCAAGCATCTTCACCTTCTAGTTCTTGAATAGTTTCTTTAATATTACCTCTAGTAAATAACCCTTCATATATATAATATTGCTTGTCCATTATCTCATGGTCTTTTAATTCAGCAACTACATATTCATCTCTAATCGGATCATTAAAGAAATCTAGTCTGTTATTCAAACCAGTAGAAGTAAGAGAACCAAGACGTTTGATTTTATCAATAGATACGTCTACAGGACCGTGTTCATCATATTTTACTTTATAGTATGCAGGAGCACCACTAAATAGTTTTTCAACTTCATTAATTGATATTATACTATTGATAGTGTAGTCTGCCAGCATATCAAAGATAGCATAACCTTCAGCATTAGTAGGATCAAGCTGGCTATAAAAAGTCTTTCTACTATTTAATTCGATATCGTCAAGTAGTTTGTTACGTAGACTCCATATATCGTTGTTTTCGTTACCTTCAATCAATCCTAATTCTTTAGCTGTAGCTATTTCCTGTTTAACACGTTGATTGATTAGAGAGCTTAAAAATGCCTTCTACGTGTCTTTAGATAAGTTAAAGAAATAGTCTTTAGCTGTCTGAAGATTTTCTTTAGCTGACTTCATAGGATCATTAAAACTAATGAATCCTTTAGATGTATTGATACCAGTTAGTAATAAGAATCTAGCACCATTACCTTCTAACTTCTTAGAGTGTTTTTTACCATTCTTATCTTTCCAACTTACTTTGTTAGGAGTATGGAAGTTCTTTATTCTTCTAGAAGGTTCTAACCAATCATTATTGATAGTACCATCATCATTGTAATGCAACCCAGTCTTTTCATCATAATGAGTTGGATCGTCGTCTATTTGTCTTAAACAAAGCTCTATTTGGTTTAATTCATCATAACAATACCCAAGTAAAGTATCCATACTTTGTTCTCCATATCTGATATAAGCGCCTTGTGGAGTAACATTAAAGTTTATTCTTTCATGGGGTAATCTTATACCTTTAATGAAGTGATAAGTCTTTTTATCGGCTACAGTAGGGAATATAATTCTATCATTAAATACAGCTACCATTTTAGCTAAATAGTCCTCTCTATCGGTAATTCCAAAGTAATCTCTACCAGCATCTTGTGAAGTAGTATCTTTGAAGTTTATAAGAGTTTCGACAGACAGATCTTTATTACCATTCTTTACAGAATTAAGTATTATTGAATTGCTATTATATACTACAGAATTTAAGTTATCAAATGTATCTTTATCATTTACTATTTCATTAAGTCTATCTTTAGCAAAGTTATTTTGAGATACCATATAATAACTATTACCATCTGGACCATAACTACTTAAACTTTTATCAGTAGCGTGTTGATAAGCGTAGTAATTCGCAATTTCTTTGATAAATCCAGATGTATTCCATATTTGAGTAGGTTGTAATGACTCTTCTGCTACCTTTATAGGACTAATAGTATTATCTTTATTAATAGAATTCTTAATGTTCTCTAACGTTTCTACTAATCTAGGAACGCCACCAAATTTAATTCTGTTTACTAAGAATGAATTTAATAGAGTATATTGGTCTAATCTAGGATTACCATAATCTCCAGATAATAGCATTCTATTAAGAGTAGGTTTATCTATTCCTATACCAACAGAATTCATCATACGAATAATAATATCTTTCAGATACTCTTGATTAGATGCTTCATGTAGATCTATATTGTTATCTCCTATTCTTAACAAACCTTTATTGTTAGTAAATGCATTTCTAATTCTATTGAAATTATCTATTATAACACGTAAGGTTTGCTTAGCATTATCTGTTGCTACAATTGCTCCGCTTTCATTGTACTTAAATATACCAGAATTATTAAACAGGTATTGTGACCATACTCTAGGATAATTAGCTGCTTTTACATCTATAGTATTATCCTTTAGTTCCATTCTAGTAAATCCTGTTTCAGCATCTTCACTAATCTTTACTGTAATGTAGTTATTAATATCAGATGTAATAACAGTCTCTATTCTAGTAAGCATTGCTTCAGCTTGAGTAGCTACATTAGTATCAGTACTTAATGAGTTCTTTACTAAAGTAGTCAATCTAAGTAATAAAGCTTGATAGAAAGTATCACCATTCTTGGCAAAGAATTGTACTTTATCTATGATGTTGGATATAGTTCTACAGCCAGATAGATCTTTTAATATGTTTGTCCAAGCTATATTAGGATCTACGAAACTAGGGAAATGAGTATACTCGTCGAATTTAGTTTGAGGAGCGCCATCTTTACCTATTTCATATGCTGGAATAGTTTGGAAGAAGAATTTAACTTCAGCAGGAGCATTATCTCTAATAGATATATTCATACCTTCTACAGTATGTTGGCCTATATTTACTCCTTCTGTACCTTCTTCTATATTAGAAATAGTATCGTTTTCATTTCTATCTACTGCTCTAATTCCTAACTATTTTAGCTTAACAGTAAGCATTGGTAGGATAATAGAATCAAATTTCTCTACTACTTCATTGATAACATCAGAAGGATACTTATAAGCTTGTGCCTGAAGTATAAGTTTAAGTCTATCAAACTTAGGAGCTTCCTTAGATAAATCAGAGTAGTTTATTGTCTTACCATCAGTAAATGATACTTGGAAGAAAGCATATGTTAAACTGTTTATAATGTCATTCAATTGCTTAACCGTCTGAATATGTTTAAATTTATATCCAGATACTTCCATGTTAGCTCCTTCACCTTTGTATATTTCTCTGAATCTAGCTACATTTTCAGTACTTGGCTTCAATCCATAATACTTACCCCTGTTAATAGCTGAATATATCTTAGCTAATCCATATTGACCAGTTCTAATCCATAACTTAATAAAGTCGTATATTCTTCTGAACCAGTTTTTAGTATCAAATCTGTAATTGCCTGATTCGTTTAGCATGAAGTCTTTAAACTGATCAGCTAATTTTTCATCAATTTGCTTATCAGTTAATCCTTGATCTCTATACTTTTTGTAAATTCTGTTTCTATGTTTAGGATCAATTAACAATTGAGATACTCTATGCCATGCCTCGTGATATTGAACACCTTCTGGAGCCTACTCTGAGATCTTTATAGAATCTTCGGTTACTCTACCTACTACAATATTACCAGCCTCTGTAACATCTATGACAGAAGAAACTATTTCTGGAGTAATGCCTAAAGTAGATTGCATCCACTCTTTAGCCTATTCAGGATTCATTTTATTCTAGCTATTAATAGCTAATTCAGATACTTCCTTTTCAGTTACTTCCATATTAGGGCCTTTTCTACCCTTACCGTCTAATATAGAAAATATTTCATCCAAATCTATAGTAGTTTGCTTACCTGTTTCATCAGGTAAGGTAATGCTACCTCTTTTAGTTTCTTCCTGAACTTTTTGCTGAGACTGCTCTATTTTACGCTATGCTGTCTTATCTATCAACATTACATCATCAATGTAAATATTAGCATCTTGTAAAGTATCAGCTATATCTGTGAGTAATATACCTTGCTTTATATACCAACCAAGTACACTAATACCATTAGGATGACTAGAGTCTACCTACTTATTACCATTACTATCTTTAGTAATACCAAAATCTTTATTAGTAAACTCTAAAACATTCGGTATTAATGTGATCTTATCTACATTATTGTTCTTTAAGAATAAAGCCAAAGGATATAGTTTAGGATCCTTTACTTGGGACTGTAAATCACCACCTAGATAATTAGAACTTAAACCCGATTCATCAATATTCCAATGGAAATTATCCATTATATAATTCTTCAGTCTTTCTCTAATTTCTGGTACAGTAGTTATATCATTTAAGTTATATACTTGTTGACCTACTACTAATTGATTATCTTCAGTAAGATAGAACTACTTAGCCATTTTAGCTCTTACTTGCTCTGGAGATAGTCTAGTATCATTAGGGTTAGTAGCTGTTTGAGGGCCAAAGTTTACTAAGAACTGTAGTACATTCTGTGGTGTAATATTAGTAACTGCACCATTTGCATCCGTATAGAATTGATCTTTAGAAGTAACTAAATTGATTATAAGATCAGCTACTTCTGGTTTATCTTTAAAGTTACCATAATTTAGTACTACACCTATTTGAGATGAACTTCCGTCATCTCTAGAAGTCTTAATCATCCATACTGGTTTGCCCATAGGGAAACCTTTAGCAGATATTACTTGGTTCTTAAAGCGAATTACATTGCCACCTAAACCACCTGTAGTAATACCTATCTAAGTATTTTCAGAATTAATTTCATACGGATCTTTAACAGTTAACCAAGAAGATTCAGTAAGATTTCTATTCTTAGGGCTACCGTCTTCATTCTTAAGATTTACAATTCTGCCATTGGTTTTTCTTATGGTAGTAGGTACTATTTCCAAGTTAGGATTAGACTATGCTTGTTTATTCAACTCTAGTACTTTATTACGTAAAGCACTGAGATTATTTACAATTAGCTATTGATCATTAAATGGCAATCTATTGAAAGCTCTATTTCCTCTAGCATACAGTCCTTCTACAGTCTTAATGCTGGCCACATATTCTTTACCTTTGTAGTTAAATAAAGCATATATGGCATCTGTAGTAGTACCATCACCTTTAGTATAAGGTCTTACTACTATACGTACTCCGTTCTTAGTTACTTCTTTGATAAAGTCAGGTTGTCCAGATACCTCAGAGAATTCTTCATTATTCAGATACTGCTCCATACCTTGGAATTTCTTAGGTACTCTAATCCATTGTCCTTGCTCATTCTGCTTAGAATCAGTAAGTCTGTAGTTCAATTCGTGAGAATATGGATCTAATCTAGAGTCATAAGTTAACTCTTCTAATTGTCTGGGTTCAGTTTCAGTATCCTCTGTAACTTGTTGCTCCTTAATAACCTAATTAGGAGTTTCTAAAGCTTGCTTAGCTTCATCACCAAGCCATCCACCAAGTATGTCGCTAAGAGTTGGTACGTCCTCTATAGTTAATGGTTCTGTCTTAGGAGCTTCTTCAACAGGAGATACAGGAGCGGGAGTTTCACTAGGAACAGTAATGGGCTTTTGAACTTCTTTCTCTTTATTCTATATGTTCTGTTGTTCTCTCTAAGCTATTTCTTCTCTAGCTTCTTGAGCAAGAAGTTTCAATTCTTCAGCTCTAGCTTTTTCTCTATTTTGTAAGTTCTGTGATATTTTCCACTCTCCTGAACTAACAAAATCATTATAAGCTTCTTTTAATAAATTAGAATCAATTTTATTTTCTATTGCTTCTTTCAACTGACTTACTAACTATTTAGCTTTATCAGAATTACCGTTGTTATATACTTCTTCTTCTAATTGATTTCTAAGATCGTATATTTCCTACCATCTTTCAGCTTCCCGTCCTTCTGCTCTATCCATTTGTGAAGCAGCAACATACTCAGAGTAGTTCTTCACATTAGGATGTTGAGATACAAATGATTCACGTAGAGCATCGCTAGCTTGCTTGTAAGCTTGACCAAATTCATTATTTGTGTTTAATACTACTTTACTGTTTCCACGGCTGTCTCTTTCAGTAGTAAAGAATTCGTTCTGAATTTCTTTAGCATTCTGTCTAGCTGACTTTACACCCTCATCTTCCTGTGGTTTTTCCTACTCTTGAACAGGAGCTGGTTCTTGTTTTAAAGGTTCTGGAGTAACTTCTTCTCCTTCTTCTGCTACTTTCTCCTATGTTCTACCAGAATACAAGTCTTCTATATCTTGAACAAAATAATCTTCTTTAGCTTCAGAGTTCTTCCATTTATTTATTTTAGCCATTATAGACTTCTTATCATCAGAAGACATCAAGTTATTTTCTTCACGTGCTCTAGCTTGATCTAGACTAGAAAGAATTAACTATTCCTGTGCATCAGCTAAATCCTGATGTATAGATGGAACCTAAAAATCAGATTCAGTTAAATTATATTCACTTAATACTTTCTTAAGTTTATCATAACTGTTCTCTAATGCCTTCTTATCAGTATTTAATAGATTTCTGAAATGAATTACATCTGCTTTAGATGTACGTAGACCAGTATTCTTTTCAAGATCATTAAGTTTAGCACTATTCTACTCATAATCATTTATAAGTCTATTATATACTTCTAATTCAGAATAAAGAGAAATAGCATTTCTTATATCTTCTACAGCTATTTGAGAACGTTGTTCATCAGATAGTTTAGCTATTACTCTTTCAATTTGCTTATTTACTTCTTCTCCATTTAATATACTCTACAGTCTATTATTTGCTGTTGTAGAATTTTTATCAGCTTCTTCAACTAGTTTATCATAATGATCTTTTAAAGCAATAAGTATGTTGTAATCATCAGTATTTGGCTCTATACCTAATGCTTCAGCCTGTTTTAATGCCGATTCAGATGTAGCTATGTTTCTTATTCTATTAGCATTATTTCTTTCAGTCTCTATATCTTCTCGAGTAAGACCATCAATGTTGGCAGATTGAAGATTATCAAATGATTGCATTAAGTTATTCCACTTATTATTTGCAGCCATTTCTGCATATACTATGTCTTTTCTTACTCTATCCTTTTGATCTAGTTTTTCAGCATATAAAGCTGATAATAGTTTATCTGCTTGTAATTGGTCTCTAGTTTGTAAGTAAGAAGTAGCAGCACCTATCCCACCAGTCATTAGACCACCAAGCAATGCCCCACCTTTAAAGTTTTCCATAAATTCTGCATCGTCTGAATATACAGAATCCCAGGGAGTAATTGCTGCAAATATAGATCTTGCTCCAGATCCTATGTTCTTAATGAAACTCTTTGCCAGATTAGGATTTTCTTCAAAGTGTCTGTCAATGTAGTCCTAACCTTTCATATATTGAGTGCCTTCTTCTGCACCTTCCATAGCAGAAGATATAAGAATTCTACCTCCTAAATCCAATACTGCTTTACGTTTAGTTATTTTAGGAAGTTTATCTACACTATCTATACCAAAGCTAGCTACATCATCTATACGCTTTGCAAATTCTCCTTTTAAGAAGCCTTTACCTTTATCATACTTTTCAGCTATAGTTTTTAAACCGCGTACACTTTTAGCCATTTTACCCAATGGTACAACTTCCAGCATAGTCTGTGTAGCATCCCAAGCAGACAAAGCCATGTTATCAGTATAAAGAGACTTCATACCTTCAAAGTTGTTAAGACGAATTTTATCGAACTTAACATTGTTTACTTTTACCTGATTAGTAAGTAATTGATCGTATACGTAATCATCATTATCTATCTACTCTTGAGTATAAGAACCCATTCTTTGCATTTCTGCTTTGGCATCCTTTAATAACTGTTTAGAAATACCACTTTTATCAATCTGATTAAGCACTGATGTCTTATAGTTACTATATACTTCTCCTTTGGATTCCCTTTCTCTACTGAATAGATTACCTACTATAGCTGCACCTGCTCCAACGGTCATACCTACAGCTGTACCTATAGGACCAAAACTAGAACCTATTGATGTTGCTGCATAAGTAGTACCAGTAGTAAGTATATCATTAGTAATAGTAGCAGCAGATGAACCCATCAATCCTGGCATCTTAAACAAATATGTATCTATATCAGTAAGATCCATACCAGGCTGTTGTGATTTTCTACGATAATAATCAGAAGTTAACTTACTATTGTACTCATCAGCGTTGTTCTGTGCAATATCCGCCTAAACTAAAGCTTGACTCTTCCTAGCATATAAAGTATTAGGATCTGAATAAGATCCTGTAGCTTTATCTATCTATTCTGTTGTCTGACGATCTATTTCACTTAAAGCTGAATTCCAATTTCCGTTAATGAAATCGGTTTTCAGCTTTGTATTTAAAGAAGAATCATTTAGCTTATCATTTAATATGTTATCATAAGCTTCTTTATTATTTAGAATAGTATCAGACAGTAACTTTACCTACTATTTTAAATCTTTATTAGTAGGATCTTGTCTTAATTGAGGAAGTATAGTGTTAATATCACGTACAGCTTGGATATAGTTTTTGGCATTTAGAATTGTATTATAATCCTAATCTGCCATTACATAGTCACCTAATGCACTATCTCTAATAACCTCATTTCTTTTAAGGTTCCAATCATTAAATGCATTAGATACCCAATCTGTAACTCCAAAATCATCAGGAGCACCCTCATAACGAGGGTTCTCCATAGTATGGAAATATTCTTCTATATTAGCTTTTGGAGCCTAATAAGCATCGTACAAAGCTGTTCTCTATCTTATACTATCTGTTAATGATGTATCGTATACTTTTCTTTTCATATTATCTTATACTTCCTAATGTTTGTAATGCTGAAGTTCCATATTCATCTTTAGCTTGGGATGTACCACCTATACCTGTAGGTGAACCTCCTTGCCATCTTTGATTTACTCTTTGCCAGAATTCTGGAGCATTGTTAGTACTTGGTAATGCTTTGAATATATCCATCTCAAAATATTCATGCCCATCTTCTCCAACTACTTCTGTAACTTCTGAAGCTTTATATAAGTCTTTTAATGCAGTTCTAGTACTTTGTCTACCAAACGGAGCCACTAAGTTATCTGCAAATCCTTGTGTTAAACCTTTATCGCTCCAAAGACCCGTACCTAATGCCTGCTCTATTCTTTCTTTAGGTATTCTTATTTTACCAGATAATGCAAATGTTCCAGGTCCTACTTTAACCATTTTGCCTTCAGGTAAGAACTGTACATCAGATAAATTACCTGATTCAAGTACTTCCTTTAATGGGAAGCTTGTGTCTCTACCAAAACCAGCCACTCTTTCTGCTTTTCTAGGGGTAGTTTCAGAAGCAATTTGGAATACTGTTTCTGGTAATAAGAATCCTCTAGAATCATTAAACTGATATACATTCTTTGTGGTTCCATTTTCATCTTTTATTTCTTGTTGTGAACCACCTATCCCAGTTAATAAATCATCACTCTCAAGTAAACTAACATTACCTTTAATCATATCTAGAGCAGAATTTACTCCTTTTAAATATCCTTGTTTAGAATATTCTTTGTTACCGCTTACTGATACAGGAGAGAAACCAGATGTCTTTTGGAATTCATCTCTAAGTATATGCTTGTTAGCTAATCCTATCATTTGAGCTTGTAATCTATCGGCTGCATCTGATGCACTTCTAGCTACTATCAAATCATTATCATTACCAGTAGCTCTGTAAGCATTGGAATACTACATTGCAGCTTGATTAAGTTGCATATACGAGCTCATCATATTATCAATATTCTGAACTCCTTTCTTAGCATCTTGAGCTATTTTAGTATTTGGATATTTACTTATCAATCCTTCTATATAGTTTCTGTATTGATCAAATCTAGAACCAATTCTAGACTGTACGCTTCTGGTAATAGATTCATTTAAAAAGTCTAATCTGGTAGGATTAGGTCTAATTATTTCATCTTTACCAGTTCTGCTTGCAGCATGCTTAGCTTGTATTAACCACAATGGATCGACAGTATCTTGGTTTACTATTCTATCTCTTTGTGAATCTGCAATCATTCCTACAAACGCCTCTCTAGCAGCAGCTTCATTACCACCCGTAGCTTGCAAAGCTTCTTTATAATATTTCTGCCCTTGAGGTGTACTTACTAAATCATTAAATCTAGCATTAGCTATGTCATATAGTGTGTCGTATGTAATGCCAGCTCTATTGTACTTAACTCCATCTTTCCATACTGAACCTAAACTACTAGGTTTGAGATTACTAAAGTAAGGATTAGATAGTTCATCAGCTGTCATGTATCTGACAGGAGTAATGTCACTAAATACTCTTTTGTTACTCAATGTATCATACTGAGGAATATTAGAATCATCCCATCCTTCTTTGTATTTACCTTCAGCTTCCATTTTAGCTCTCATCTCTAATCCAGCTCTTAAATTATCAGCACTTTCCTTAAGTAAGGACAAAGATGAATAATCGGTACTATTAATTAAAGACTGTAGATTAGCTCTAAAGGAGGCGTCTTTCATAGCATCAGGATTCTGGGCTATCTAGCTAATGGCATCCTGTACATCCTTTCTATTAATAGTTAAATTATACCAGTTCTGTGTATCTACAGCAGATGGGGAACGAAATTCCCCAAACTTCTGTAATGCTGTACTAAATTGTTTAGCTGCTTCATCTACTGCTGCTTTCTATGTAGCTCCTATTCTGTATAGTTCCCCAAAGTTAATAGGAACGTATGTGTTTAATATAGGGGCTTCAGCAGCCTAATCATATCTATTAGCTGTCATTATCTATTTCCTCCCTTATTTAACCATTTTTTAAATTGACTCATATCAGCAGAAGTAAATCCAGCTTGCAAGAACGGATCATACAATTTAAGCATAGCATTATCTCTACTTCTTTGATTACTCATTAATTCTCTATTTTGAGCCCATTGACTTAACTGACTTAAACCAGTTCTGCGAATATTTCTAGCAGTAGCTCTATTGCGAGCATTAAGTTCAGATGCTAAGTTAGTAGCTTGAACCCACTGTTGTCCTAAATTATTCATTGTATTTGCATATTCAGCTTTATACTGATTGTTGGCGTTACTTTCAGCAGCTCTAGCAGCAGCAATAGCCTTATTGGTAGCAATTGCATTCTGTAATCTAAACGCCATATCTTGACCAGTATTAGTTCTTTGTTGACTAGCTGCGTAATTAGCTACATTTCTACTAGTTTCTATATCTCTAAGTAACGGATCAATATTGTATCTACGTCTACCCATAGTATTAGTAATAGCTGTAGCATATGGATTATAATTAGCGGGTACTGCTTCTGGACTACTAGTAAACAGATTAGATATTATAGGAGCTAAAGAAGCAGCTCCACTAACCAAACTGCTTAGCCCTTCTAATCTTACAGGTTCCTATTGTGGAGCAGTAATTACAGGTTGTACTGTTGCACCTGTTATAGTTCTAGTTCTAATATCTTCTGGAGTAGCATTTATATCAAAACTTTCATCTATAGTATCCAAATTAGGAATTATCTCTGGAGCAGTAACTCTAGCAGTTTTAGGTATTACTCTAGAAATATAGTTAGTAGTAGTTACTTTAGGAGATGCTTTTCTAGTAGCATTTATAGTAACTTCTGGCAAGTTACCAGCATCTATTTCTGATACTCTACCGTAATTATCCCAAGGAGCAGTAACGTCACCTTTCATGCCCCAAGTATCTCTAACTCTTGGTGTAGGAGCGCTAACTCCCATACTAATTTCACCAGCAAATCTAGGATCTATCATAAAACCTGCGGCATTATAACCAGCTGGAGTATTGTCACCACCTCTAGCAAAACTTTCTAGTTCTTTAGTTTTATTCTTAATGCCTTTCTTAGCTTTAATACTTTCCTGCATAGCAAATAATTTGTCATGCATTAATTTGTTATTCATCTCGTTAAGCATATCTGCATTCTAAGCATATATGTCTTTTCCTTTACTTTTCTTTCTAGTCATTACTTTATCACCTAATTCTGCAAAGGTTTTATTTGTACCTGGTACTTTTAAAGTATTACTTAATATTCTACTTCCTTCAGGTAAGTTTACTAAATTACTATCTGTAGGTTGTCCTTGTTCTGGTACTTTACTTACTGTACCATCTGGAGTCTGTATTAATTCTCCATCGTCTACATAAGCCAATGATGACGGAACTTTACCTCCGTATTCAAATACATCAGTATCAAACTCTGTATTATCTTCATTAAACTCATTAGCTAATCTTTCTGTACCAGCCACAGCTTCTCTATTTTGAAATGCATTCAATCTTATAGCAGCTCTACGTCTTCTTAGTTTCTTATTTCTAAAAGCTCCTCTTAAACCAGTACCTAAAGTACCCTCATCAAAATCAGTAAATGAAGTCATTTCTGCTGCTTTACCTTTCTTACCAATAAGACCAACTGCTGCACCAGCAATACCGCCTACCAAACCACCTACAGGCCCACCTATAGTCATGCCAAGTTGTGCTCCAGATCCTGCACCTTCTGCTATACCAGTTAGAGACTGCATAGCAGCTTCTCCACCAGTAGTAGCAGTAGAAGTCTAGAAAGGACTTGTTAATGTGTTTATAGCTCCTGGTATTGCCTGAGCTATTCCTGATATATTTCCTATATTTGCATTAGCAGGATTATTCTTAATCATAAGATTATTAGGGTTATTTGGAGCAGTTCCCCTAGCTATTGATGATTGTAATTCCTACATATCACTTAAAGATACCGGCAAACCAAACTACGCAGCAGGAATCTATATCTTTCTTTTCTTTGTATTCTTTTTCATATTAAATTCTAGAATATCTATAAGTAGTTGTTATCTAAGGCATCTAAAAAGAATAATCCTTATCTGATTTAAATTTATAATCACATATCATATATTTACCTCTCATTCTAGCAGGGAATGACATGTTGTCATCCTCTTCAAATGAATCCTGTCTTGGAACTGGTAATCTATAAGTATCTTCACGATAGTCAAATACTAAATCCTAACCGTCTTTATTAGCTACCTAGTGTTTAGTAGTTAATTTAATACTATCAAGAATATCATTAGTTAGTATTTTATTATTTGGATCTATGAAGTCTCCCTATAACTGAATATTATCAAATACTTTAGTATACTAAGGATCTTTGTTTACTACTATCTTTAATCTAATATCTTTACTAGTATCACCAAATCCTTCTATATCTAATGAATTGATAATATAGAATTCATTGTTCTTAGCAGTAACAACTTTATCTTTGAAAGGTAACGTAAAATCAGGTTCAAATGTATAAAAAGATGTAAATACATTTAATTTTTCATTATATATTAAGGATCTATTATATAATCTGAACCATACTTCATCATACTTTTTATCATACAATGAATTAGCCCCCTTAGTCTTCTAGCTATACATAGTATTCATATAAGACTAAAGATTGCAATCCTTTGATATTATACTTACACCACCACCATTAGATCTACATATTTCATTCTTATTAGAGTCATACCAATAAATGCTATTACTAGAGTTTGTAATACTTCTATCATTAACTACTTCTGTACCATTTAATGTACTGATATAGTCGTATCTATCTAGTATACCTCCAGTACCTAATACTAGTTGACCTATATTGTTATCTTGTATTAGTGATCTTTCATTTACAGATAGTATACCAAATGCATTATTCTACCAGAAGTATAATCTATTAAATATACCTCGTATATTTGTTATTTCTCCGTACTAATAGTCTACATCTATAAAATCAGAAGGCTTGAATACGGACCAGTTATCTATGTTTTCATTAATAGTTTTATACTGTGATACATACACTCTATTAGCTGATTTTACATTTGCTTCATCATATAACCCTCTAGTACTAAATAATTTTCCATCAGGCTATGCAGAGTACACATCATTATATAAATAATAAGGTTTACTTTGTGAATGATATGTACCTAGTTGAACAGGTTCTATCTGTAAATATGCATCTACATTATTTGAAGCACTATTGTATGTTCTATTGGTCATTTGCCCCATAGACAACTTCAAATTGATAGTGCTTTCTAATGGGATATATGCTCCAAAATAACGTTTTCGTTCAGACCAAGAATCACCACCTGAAGCTTCATTTCTTTGAAATATCATTTGAGACGGATAATCTAAAATACCAATATAAGTATCCCCTCCAAAAGTATATACTACAGGATTATTTTTATCACCACATGATCCTACTGATATATATATAGAACTAGTTCTAGCTGAATAAGTATTGCCATTATACGGTATTACCGGTTTTTTTGCGTTGACTACAATTAAAGGACAGTTGTCGTTAGCGTGTTCGTCGCGATAAAATGAAATAGGTTGGATTGAATTTATATCATCATCTGATACCTATAATATGAGACATGGACCAGCTGGACCATAAGTAATTACATCTATATTCTTTCCACCCTCATAAAAATTACTAGCAGTCCAATTAGAATAAGTAATATTGCCTATGCTAGCTTTATATGGTTTTACTCCTCCATTTAATACCGCATTATAAGGTATTATAGCTGGAAGTTTTGCATCTACTATACTTTGTTCCTTTCCTATAAATTTAGAATTTATTCTAAAGTAGAACTTCTATATATAAGCGCAGTACCAATCGTCATTGTGAATTGCGAACACTTGTGATGCTGAAGCTGATGCGTTATTTCCAGAATTATATACTTTAGTTTTTTCTCTATTAGTTATATGAGATGTTCCTTCTGGTAAACGCTAGGCTGAATTATTCATAGCTACCCAGTTTTGTACATTGGTGCCTTTCTAATCAGTATCTTGTTTACTGAAATCAGATATAAGAACTGCTTCCTATCTGAGATATATATTATCCTTAAATATAGCTTCAATTTTTTCTCCATTAAAACATACTTCTGGTGATATAAACCTCCAATAATTATCAGTTATATCTCCTTCATCAATTTTTCTTCCAACTATACCTGCTCCAGATCTTTCTATTACTAACCCTCTACGTTTAGTATGTAAAAATGGCATTGGTCTATACTCATTCGTATCTTTATTACTTTCCCCTCTACCTATTTCTCCATTATCACTTGTTTCAACAATTTTATAATTATGTATTGGAGTGATAACTCCTTGTGATACAATAGTCCTATCTTTTTCTGTTCTGTCACACCTTACTATTTCATAATATACTGCATCAATAGGAAAGTTCTTTACTGTAAATTTAATGCCTAAAGGTTTTGAGTACCAATAACTACCATATTGTGTAAGAAGAGGCGCTGTAACTAAATTAGGCATTTTAATATCTCCTATCCACAATACTGGAGAAGCTATGAATTTACTATTGTAAAATACAATACCAAATCTATATACTTCATCTCGTTGATAACTTTTAAATAACGAAGCTATGATGGGGTCAGCGTAATTTCTTTGTCTATAAGCAGAGGCTATAGGCCTATCGTATATTTTACTTCCATTTAATTCATAAATGGGCATAGAATCTGTGGTAAAACCTTTACTTTCAAGACCAACGTTATTTGCTAAGCTTGTACCAGTAAGAGGTGAATAAGTTTCTCTTAATTCCGTATTAATAAAACTATATGATATATTTAGCCCATTACCTCCAAGCTTATTTCCTTCTCCATACACATATTCTGTAGGCTGTGCAAAGCTAGATCTAGCTGCATTATAAGGGTTAATACAATCATGATATTTTGGAATTTTCCTCATAGCATCGTAATCTGTAATTGAGAAATACTCATAGTCGTCAGGGTTAGCAGTTTCTAACCTAACATAATTGTTAGAATTAGCTCTATATACTCTAGCGTCATACTCCACCAGATTATCATTGTCATATATCATTGGTACCCAAGAAGTTTCTGTAACATTAGACGCAAACAGTCTATTCTACAGAGAAGTAATGCTATTACATATAAAAGAATAGCTAGTAAATGCGTTAAATTCTTCCTATGTCATAGTGCTTAATGCGCTACTACCAGTATCAGTATAACTTATGTAATCTAAATTTGTATCTATTTCAATATCATCTATTACAGAATAAGTAGGAATAGAATTATTATCTTCATAGAAGATACGTACTATGTTACATCTATTGAAATCTTTAGTACTGAGTTTTGCTCTTATTGTGCATCCTTTACCGGTATAAGAACCTTTCTAAGACCCTTCGTGACTTACTAATGAAGCATTAAATTCAGAAGCGTCTAAGTGTACTAAATTACTTAAACTAGATAATGAAGTTTGTTGAGAGTGTTTATTATACAATCTATAACAGTATTGAACCATACCAGCTTGAAAGTTACCAGACACAATATCTGTGACTTCAAATGGTGGTAATATTGCATTAGGTATAATATCAATACTATCTGGATTAAGTATATTACCATCTGCATCTACTAAAGGGTTATCAACATTAGGATACTTTATATACTTATCACTCATAATATTGATTACTTTAATAGATGAGTTTCCATCAGTAAAGTAAGCTTTAATATTGGACTGTGTTTCGTAATTTAATACTATACTTAACTGATTTGAATCAGTTTTTTCACATAGTTTTAATTTACCCTATAATACAACTGTACTAACTAAATTGGGAGAATCAAAATTCTCTATACGGTATATCTTATTATAGCCATCTACTAACTTAGTAACTACTACAGCAATATCGTTAATGGTTGCAGTACCTATTATTTCTTCAGTACCTTTAATACCATAATTATACTTTTTAGCACCCTCTACACTCTAAAGAACTCCACTAGTACTAGAATCATCAGTAATGATACGAACATCCTAACCAAATCTATATTGATTATTTGGTAACATACTGGCGGCACTATCAGTGTTCATTCCACCATAAAATGTATTTATTTGAGCTGTATTACTAATCATAATCTATTCTAATTGTAAATTATTTGTTCTTCTCCAGTAGTACTAAAGAAAGTATCATGGTCATTAAATTCTGGATAAAGCTTATGATAGGTATTTTTTATACTCTCCAGTTCATCTACTCCAGGCATCATAGCTTCAGCGTAAGCCTACTTTCTATAGTAGTTCCAACTAGTCTTCATTTCTAAGTAATCCTACTAAGATATCTGCCCCTTTAGCTTTCTTGGATACATTAATTTTAATGTAACATACCACAATAAAGCTTCTTTATAGGATTCCATATCTGGTATCATAGGCATACCTTCTTCATCAGTAAATATAGCATAATATTCTATTTTAATAAAACCAGTAGGTATATTAGTCATAATATAGCCAGGTTTAGTCATATACTATAAATCTGCGCTGTACATTGTACCATCGGTGTGAGCAAACTTACCATTTACATACCTATTAGATGGACTAGCTACAGTATATTGATTTACTAAAGCGCTTAAAGTATCACGCATATTAGAATCCGAATTAAGCTTATCTAAAGCTTCTCTATCAGATACTAAATTAAATAAGTTCTTTACTAAAGGTATTAAGCCAGCATCTGGTATAAGCATGCACGGTTTGTCAATACATTTGTCGTGGTATACTCCAAAACTAGATGTAGCTTTTCTCATAGGTAACCAACCACCACTATTACAAAACGAAAATGCTACCTAACCAAGTTTATATAAATCACACGGTAAGGAAGCCTAATGACATTTAACAGGTAGTATAGATACCTTGTGTTCATACTGTTGTATAGCTCCAATCTTAAGTAAACCCTCACATATCCATTCTCGGATATCAGATATTTTAATTTCTTCTTCCTTTAAATCTAGGTCTGAAATAACCTTTGCTAGAACTGTTTTGGAGCTAATCATTCTATTATTTATCATAATTCTCTATAATCTTTGAGCTTCGCGAAAATTATAGAAGCTAGCGTGCGCTTATTTTCCCTTGAAGCTATAAATTGATATTTACTTTTGTTAGTTAACAGACAATTCTTCTTACACCAGTGAAATCTGTACTTGAAATAACCACTATGATCATTTAGTAAATATACAGGTTTACCTGTTTCTTTAGTAGCTTTCCAATCCCATCTCAAACTCTTACCTGAGAATTCCTTTGGCTAATGTTTTATTATCTGTAGTGTACCTAATCTGCAAGGTAATTTTACTTCCTTACAGTTCTACATTATTTCATCTCTAATATACTTAAAATAATCTGTTACTATTGCCTTATATGTTTTTAAGTCAACATCATACTAAGTATTAGTATCTATTTGATTCTTATAATTAATATAGAAATCAGCAATAGTATAGCTCTTTCTTTTATATTTTACTCTTTCTCTCATTTATTACTATATCTATTCTGATTATCATCCTTAGAATCATTAGTAACATCACTAGGTGAAGCTACCATAACTCTTAATTCTTTCTCTAATATCATCTACACAATAATAGGTACCATAGCTGATGGAACCGGATATTCATCATCTGGGTTATAACAGGGTATATCTTTAGTAGGATCCTAAAGTATTACATCTATACTTATGTACTCTAACTGATTAGAATCTCCTTCGACATATATCTTATTGTTCTTAACCCAAGCAATATAGTCTTTACATGTAGCTTTTCTATACTTCTACAATTTAGCTTTAGTATAACTACCTAACTATATTAGGTTACCAAACATATCCCGTACAGCTATTACTCCTGGTTTATATCTGAAATTGATTAAAGTAGGTAGTTCTTTCTCACCAACGAATACAAACTTACCAGGAACTATTTGTACTCTATCTAGATGAATAGGTTCTAATGTAGTGACATACGCTTCATCAACATCGTAACCTTTATCAATAGCCTACTTTATAAGCATTGCTCTATAGTAGTGAATCCATAATTCAATCTAATGTCTTGAAATATGTTCTGATTCTGCTATATTGTTATTACGAGCAATCTATAAAATATTATCAATAAGATTATTAAGACTCATTTTATTAAATATTAACGTTAATACAGACTAAAACGCATTTTAAAGCCCGTAGCTGCATTTTATATGCTCACCCTTACAATCCCTTTAAATAACTAATAGCTCTTCTTACACAGCCTTAAAATAAAAAAAGGTTGATCTTATTGACCAACCTTATTCATTGCATCTTTCATATCCTATGGTAACATCTCTTTCATAGGTTGAGGAACCATTTGATTTGCCTTCCTTATGATATTCTTTAATTCGTTTATTTCATTTTGAAGTTCTACTATCTTTGAATTTTCTTTAGTAGTTTCATTATGAATTTCAAGTTTATCTAATAGTTGCTGACATTTTGCCATTTCCTCATCACATTTAGCTATAGCTTCTTTTCTTTGTTTATAAGTATCGTACTAACTACGTACTATACTTATTATTTCCTATTTATTTGTAGATATAGTTAAACCTAAAGAGCTGTCTGTTATAGTTGATTTATTTTCAGGTATAGTAAACTTTTTAGATTCTCCATTACATTGAATAGTTATATCTACTAGTTTCTTACGCTATTGATTTGGCATTGGAAACTATCCTGGTGGTAATGGTTCTTCATACACATTACTTACCTAAGTAACCTAACCTTCATTATATTCGGTTGTCTTCTTGAAAGTACCTATTACTTCTATTATATATACTTTATCACCTATATTTAATTGATTGAATAACATAAGTATAAGATTTTAAGGGCTCAATTAAGAGCCCTTAGTTATTATTAAGCTGCCGGAGCAGTAGTGTTATCTCTATTCAGCAAATATCTGTAGTAATCCAATTGGCAACAATTAGGATTAGGTACAAAATAAGCTGGAACAGGACACGGACTCTTCAATTGACTTACTATATTAGCTGTTTGAGCCTACTGAGAAGCAGACAGAGCTAACTGATCATTTTCATGACGAAGAGCGTCAATCTTGTTCTGCATTTCACGCATTTCAAGTTGACAGAACTTATCATTGATAATCTATGTTTGTGCATCAATCTTAGAACCAAGAATATTAAATTTAGTAGTATTGTCAGATAACAAACTATTAAATCCAGAAGTAATAGCACTCTGTAATGTATTAGTCTAGTTACACATAGATAATTGACTTTCATAACCCATCTTAGTGATATTATTATTTACATCAGCTATAGAGGATCTAACATCACAGCAACAGCTAGCTAACTGAGAAGCTAATGAAGCATTACCAGAAGTAATAGCATTAATTACTTCACAACTTGCAAGTTTAGTATCACAAGCTATCTGACTTACTCCTGTATTGATAGTATTCAAGGCAGTCTGAACAGAATTAATATCACAGTTCAAAGTAGTTGAAAGTGTACTAATAGCATCTTTATTACCATTGATAGCCTGCATTAACAGATTGGTATTAGCGTCAGTGTTTAATTCAGAAGCCAGAGCACCTGCATTACGACCACCAAATCCAAATCCATTACCACCCCAACAGAAGAATAGCAATATGATCCAGATCCACCACCAGCCGCCATTACCGCCCATGCCGTTATTGTTCATCATGGCAAGCAAAGCAGCAGGATCCATACTACCTTTATTAGCATTTTGCATTAAAGCAGCAAGACCAGCATCAATACCACGATCTTGCACAATAATTCTATCTTCTAACATAATTGATTTATTTTAAAATTGATTTTTATTAATATCTGATATAGCGAGTGGCTCTACGAGAGTACTCATAAGGATCATATTCATGTTCTACTCTTTCGTAGTCTCTCTTTTCATAATCATCCTTATCATACATACTACGTCTTCCGAACATACCCATTCGTCTACCACCTCTACGATAATGTCCAAAGTCTTCTTCTTCATCTTCATACTTGGACATTTTCTCTTCGTAACATTCCATTTCAGCTTCTCTGATATGATCGCACATTACGTAAATATAATAATACCACATCTTACCTTCGTCAATATCTTTATCATTAAGCCAAGCTTTTGCAAATTCAACGTAGTGTTTAGTATTATTAGAACCAGTAATGTTCATAATAACTCTATAGTAATCAGAGTAAACCATATTTAATGCTACAAACCAATCATAACGATTGAATTTGCTTCCTAGAGCAATTCCGTATTGACTGGCCAATGTGGTAGTCTCTTCTAAAGACCAATGTGGTCCACGAGTACCGTCCTCATTTTCCATCTTCATTACAGCTTTACGAGCATATTCCTCATTGAAGTGAGGTCCGTGTTCTTTCTCGTAAGCCTTCACACGAAATATTCTATGCATATTATTATTGATTAATATTGTTTTGAATATGTTATTTGTCGGGAATTTCTATTACCCGTGTATCCGTTACTTTGATCAACGGATTGCTATTTACTATCTGGTAATTTTTGATATATATTTTTTTAAAGTCAAAGTGAAAGAATCTAACTAGCCAGTTCTTATAAGTATTCTTATATTCTTTATTTTCTGTTACGAATATTGTCTACTAGTTTTTTATATCTATTTTGGCTGTTAGGATTGAATCCTTTCTACTAACTATGATAGTTGTTAAGTCATTAAGTTTTAACTCTTTATCGAAGTCTATTAACTTCTCTTTAATTACTGTTTTCACAGAATCCTTAATCTCAGTATTGATTACACTTACATTGGTTAGATTCTTATCTTTGACTTTATTATCTTTCTTTACTTGATTTATCTATTGTATCAAGCTATCCTTACTATTATTCAGTTCATTTATAGTAAGTTGTAATACTCTATTGTGTGCCTCTTTATTAGATGCTATCTCTTCATAAGCTCTAATATTGTTAGTTATTCTGTTAATCTCTGCATTCTTTTTATTTAACTAACGGTTCTAAAACAAAACAGTCGCAATAAGTAAACTAACTAAACCTACTGCGACTATTCTGATATTGTTACTGAACCAATTAATTATCTTTATTACTATTGGTATCATCTGAAAGTTCTCCATCTAATTCGACATCTAATATCTATTCCCCTTTCTTCTTTGCTATCTTCTTAAGTATATTCCACACTTTCCATCTAGGATGTAGTTTACCTAAGTTCTCAAGTAAGGAGAAGAATTCTACTAAAGCTATAGCACCTGCTATAAACTCAATAGCGTGTAAATCTATAGAAGTTACTATAAACTTCTCAATAGTAAACGCACCACATATAGCAACTATTGCATCTCTTAGCTTATAGAATATTTTTGAAGTTAATCTCCTTGAACGTGCTAATATTTCATCGTCTTTGTATTTCTTATTTACTTTGCACTCATATAAAGTATTAACTATGATAATGCCAGCTAGAGCTGTAATAGGAACATATACTGGTGAGTATAGAGATATTAATCCACCTAATGCAGCAGATGCTAATTTCTCTGTACTACTAAACATGTTTTTAAATATAGGCATTGTATGCTCTCCTAACTGATAATAATTCATAGATAGTAAATGATATAAAGTGTAAATCAAAAAAGTCCCAGCTGATTCATAAGGGGTTTAAAATCAGCAGGGACTCTGAAAATTGTTCGAGATTATAATTAATAAACGTTTACATTGTAAATAAGTTGCTATTACTCGATTAAACTTAGTTAAGACTAATAGCGGTTCCTACGAGCTTCTAGCATATTCAATCAACTAATGATACTTAATTATCTTCTTTAGTAGATTGATACCATTACAATGTTTCATCCAACCAATATGACTACAGACTTGCTGCCTATATTCACTATAAGTCATGTGCTTAAGTTTATTCATAGCAGCAACTTTCTTACACATTTTGTGTTTAATATTCTTTCTAATCAAAGTATAATCGTGATAGATTTTATATCCTACAAAAGATATACTTCTATCTTCTACTTTGAATATCTGATAATTACTTTTAATTTCTAATTTAAGTGTGCCTAATTGTTCTCTTATTTCATCAAGTAATTGTCTTAAGTATTCTTTATCACTATGAAGTATTACCATATCATCTGCATATCTAAAGTAATACTTAACAGCTTTATCCTCTTTAAGCCAATGATCAAAGTATGACAAATAAAGATTGGCAAAGAACTAAGAAAGATAATTACCAATAGGAACTCCTTCTACAGAGTCTATAATACCATCTAATAATGCAAGTAGCTTATTATCTTTAATCTTCTTTCTAACTATCTACTTTAATATTTCATGGTCTATACTTGGATAAAACTTTCTTACATCTAACTTGAGACAATATACTGTATTCTATTTATCTTTCAATGCGCTTTGTACATCATATAATGCCTTATGAATTCCTCTCTTCTTAATACAACTATAAGTATTAGTAATAAATACAGAACGCCAAATTGGTTCTAATATATTCATAATAGCATGATGAACAATTCTATCAGGATAATAAGGTAATTTAAATATAAGTCTTTCTTTAGGTTCTCTAATTATAAATGTATCATACTTAGAGGTAGTATAAGTTTGATTTATCAGTGTACTTTGTAATCTAACCAATAAACTATCTTTATACTTGTCAAACTCCTTAATATCATTTCTATTACTCTTATTCTTTCTAGCTTTCTTATCAGCTAAATATAGATTGTCTATTGAAACAATCTTTTCAAATAAATTATTATATCTTTTCATCTGAAGCACCTAAGTGAGTCTTCACCGAAGTTACCAACACACTCGTTTAGGTTAGTTATATTTTGCCAAGAGGTAAGGTCTCGTTCCTCAAAAATAATCTGAAAATCACTGATAGTTCTCTGATAATCGTGCTTCATTGTACTGACATTAGCATTCGCATTACTAAGGTCATTGTTAGAATTCAGATTGAATAAACCTACATTGGAACTATTACTCGTGTTAGCTCCTATCTAACTTACTTGTTCAATCCAGAACGACAACCTATTTGTTAATAATTAAGGGATATATACCAGACGAGTACCGACAAGAGCAAGCGCAGCACCAAGGCCATCGCGAGAACTCAGAAAGAACAAACCCACATCGGAACCAAGACCCGCGCGAGCCCCCAACAGTAAAGTTCTGTCAGCTTCTACAGCATTCGTCCAATAATGATCGCAGAAATAAGTAGTAGAACCAGCTCCACCTTCCTAACAGAATAAGTCAGCAGCCGCGTTATTTGTAATGCGTTTAACCCATTGTTCGCTGGTAGTTAGAGTAGTTAAACCACTGTCTTCATATAACGATTTATCTATGCCAAAATTCTCTTTGTTGTTGGTGACGTATATCTTATTGTCTGTTCCTGTTACAACAATATCACAACAGTTCTTCCATACATGACCAAATGGATTCTCAATACCTCTATATCTATTAGCGTATTGACTGGCTTGTGTTTCAGTACCTTCTGCATCTGTATTAACGTATGAATACTGTACTTGACCAGAACCATTACCTAATGAATTAGTAGTACCTGTAGGTACAAAAGCCCATCTATCAGCACCGTTTTCTTTCTTAGTTCCATTAGTAATAACATTACCAAGTCCACCTTGATGATAACCTTCTTCGGTCAATGCTGTGTTAACTGCTTTCTAACTATTAAGGGTAGCATATTCTACTACATAACACCAAGTAATAAACTTATGTATCTCATAAGTATAGATAGCATAACTATTACTTCTACCATTACGAGCCTGTGTCAAGAAAGTAGCTCTATTAGTATTTACAGTAGGTACTTGATTTCTAATTGAGTATAAAGTACTGCCGTCCCTATAAGCTTCATATGCAGAGCAATACTTCTTACTAAACTTAGTATATCCTTCTAAGGGATACAAAGACATTCTGATTTCCCAATCATAGTCTCCGTGTACTACTACAGTATAGTATGCATCAGGTAATTCAACCATATCATTACCATCTTCAATGCTATTAGTTACTTCAGAACCATCTTCGTAATGATCCCAATCTGTAGCATTAAAGTATTTAATAGTACCATCAGAAGTAAGTCTACAGCCTTTGAATAATGATTGTACTGGTAGGTCTTTATGCATTTGCATATTACCAGTTCTTACCCCATCAGGACTACTACCTGTAAAACGTACTCCATACCATAAGTCATCTGCAGCATATATCTAAGAACCATTCAACCACATCTCTTGAACGGATTTCCCATTAGCAGCAACTTCTTGGAGTGTTAAATTATTTAAACCAACTTGTCCCATAATTAAGCTGAAAGTTTAATATACAATATACCAGGAGTCTAACTACCTACTTCAGGTACTTCATCTACTATTTTAATCTGCGTAACATCTGTAGAAGTTACTTTATTAGCTACAGCAGTATTTATCTTATTATTTGCTTCACTTTTAGTATATACATCAGACTTATTTGCTTTAGTACCTAATTGATTAGTTATAGTAGTAGCAAAGTTAGGA